CAATCCTGGTTCCAGAGAAACGTAAATTACACGTTGGGTTTTGGCGCACAGACCACGCTTCTAAATACGCTGATGCCTCTGAATCAGCAAGCTCCGACTCCGATTTATTCCGGGTCTACCGCGCAACCGAACTATATGTCGGCCAATTCGGTTTTCTCTCAACCCGGATGGAACTACTGGGCCAACACTGGATCGAGCACGTTCTACGCTTCCTCGGTTCAAGGAGACAACGGTGGAAACATCGATTTTGTTCAGTGTGCTTCCGCAGCCGCCGCGTGGAGTGCAACGCTACCGTCGAACTGCGGGTACTCGTTCATCTTTCCACTCAACGCGACGAACCTGACGAACGGGTACTTTTACCACTTCTACCAATCAAATCTTGCTTCGGGAATTGCCCTTACCTATCCATCTCTCGCCGGCACTTTCGCGCGGGTAGAAGATATTCCTCTTAATCCATCTGCCGGAGTGAAGGACGGCGCGAAGACGATCCTGAGCTATTTTTCGCCAAACACTTATCTGTATAATGACGCGGCGGGTGGAACTGTTTATGCCTATGATCAGACCAGTGGATATGCTCCTTTTGCCGCTCTGAATCTCACTCTCGTCGGAAGCGGTTGCGGTGCAGGAACTTACGCTAAGACTGATGGGTCTGGCTGCGGCACCCCAAGCGGCAATATCACCGGCATCGACGCGGGCGGAACCCCGGTCACGCCGACGGCCGGCGTGGTCAACTTCACCGGCACGTCGCCTATCGTTGCTACTCCGACAGGAAACACGATTGACTTCTCTTGCCCGACCTGCGGAGTCTCAGGCGGCGGCACGACCGTGACGGTGAACGGCGGCTCCTCGCTTGGCTCTCTGAACATCAATGCCGCAACGCCATCGCCGGACGCGAGCAATATGGCGCTCACGCCCAAGATCAGCGGCGCGAACATGATCGTCGAGCAACACGTCGCGGATTCCTCCGACAACGGCTATCTTTCCTCAACAAACTGGAGCACGTTCAACGGAAAGCAGAATGCGTTGACCAACCCCGTGACCGGCCCCGGAAGCGGAGCGACGGTCGGGCACCTTGCCGTGATGAACAACACGAGCGGAACGTTGATCGCGGATGGTGGCGTTGTCCCCTCCGTAGGCACCTGGGGCGCGTTGAACTATCCTACGTGGGCCTCGGGAAGCCCCTTCGTGAAGATGACCGCGGCAGGCACGTTCGCGCTGGATACGAATACCTACGATCTTTCCGGGGCTGCGGCAGCGCGGGCAGGAACGGGAAGCTGTACGGCTGGGCAATTCGAGACGGGAGACACGACCAGCGGGCCAAGTTGCGATACGCCAGCCGGGGCGGGCACCGTCACTACAACCGGCTCTCCGTCCTCCGGACAGCTTGCGGAGTTCAGCGGTGGCACATCGATTACGTCAGCTACTCAGGCGCACCTCGGTGCTCTCATCAATATCCCGCAGTATTCGATCCCGTACAGCGCAGGAACGGCTGCGGCGCTGACAGACGTAGCCTCGCCGACTGTGAACGGAACCTATGCGATGGGTTGGGTAATAACAGGAAGCGCAGCGCTGGCCCCCACTGCAATCAACGTCAACACGTTGGTGGTTAGTTCCGCCAGTACAGCTACGACAGCAACGAACGCAACCAACGCTGCCACGACGACGAAATCCGATAGCACGGATTATTACCTGGTTCTCGCGCCCGCCAACTCTTCATCAAATCAGGCGTTGGACGTAGTGTCAGCGACTTACCATGCAAGCACGGGAGCCACGACGCTGCCTGCTGGCGGGTCACTCGGAAGCTCCGATACTGGAACGCCGCGAATCACCTTCGGAACCAACAGCGTCACGGTCAACAAGCCTCTAACGCTCGGTGCGGCGGGAACGCTTGGCTCCGTGACATTCGGCAACGCGACAAGCGGGCTGCTGACTTTGGAACCCGCCACAGGCGCGATCACCTCGTACACGCTTCAACTTCCTGTCGCACAGCCTTCGGGGGCTAATACCTATCTCTCCTGCACGGCGGCGAATCCGTCAGTCTGCACATTCGCAGCGGGGGGAAGCGGCTCGGGGCTGTCCGGCATGACTTCCGGGCAGGTTCCTCTCGCCGCTTCGGCCTCTACGGTAACCAGTAGTAAAGCACTCGCCGGAACAGGCGCAGGGATCACGACTGGACCTGCAAGCGGAGTAACCAGCGGCAATGCGGCGATATATACAGGCACAGGGGGCCAGATCGCGGATGCAGGATATGCGCCAGCAGCGGCGCTTCCCAACTGCACTCCTGAGACTTCCGCATTCTCGTTTGCGACCAATGCGTGCTATCGCTTCACCGGGTCCGGCGCGGTCAACGCAACGTCTCCAGCGTCGTCCAGCGCGGGATTCCTCGCGGCGATCTATAACGCGGGCACGGCGGCTGTCACCATCGTTACAGGCGGTCCCACACTGGCGTGTGTTCCTTCCTCGTGCATCATTCCGGTAGGCGCATCGGCGAGCATCACCACGATAGACGGGACAGGATTAACCGCCCAAATCTCCAACGCCAACGGGAGTGCATTCGGGACGTTGGCAAACGCCAGTGCAATCAATAACGGGAACTGGTCAGGGACTCAGCTTGCGGCAGGGAACGGCGGGACGGGGGTTGTAAATACCGCGACGCTCACGCTTGGCAGCAGTAATCAGAATTGGGCGACCCTCGGCACTGGCATTGTCAAGAACACCATCACAACTGGAGCGCTCTCTGACGCTGGGTACAGCGACGTGGTTTCGCTGTGGGCGAGCGGATCATGCTCAGGCTATTTGAAAAGCGATGGGACTTGCGCAACGCCGGGAGGGGGCACAGTCACCGTCGTGGGTTCTGGCAACCTGACCTCAACCGCTCTGGTGACAGGCGGGGGAACCACAACACTGCAAACTCCCTCTACAACCTCGACACTGAGCAGCGGGGGAGCATTGCAACTTGCAGCGGGCGGATCGGTCGGAAGCGCGGATTCCGGCACGCCCACGCTGACCTTCGCGACGAATAAGGGTACGTTCAATCAGCCGCTGAATCTGGGAACCGCGAGCAATCAGCTTGTCACCGGAACATTGACCAATCTCACGACCTCGACTTATCCGGCGTCTTCCGGCGCAGTCACGCTAACTTTCCCGAATACCACTGAGTACATGGTGGGCGCGAACAGCGACACGACGACAACGCATGTTGCTCATGCCACGGCAGTCGCAGGCGTGGCGAACTTCGCGGCTATTGCCTATACTGATTTGCCCACCGGGACCGGATCGAATCAAGTAGTCCTTGGCGGAACTATCGCGGGGGCTGGTCCGACCGGAGGCGCTACTTCAATCCCGGTCATCACCTACAACGCGGCTGGACAGCTTACGACGGTGACCACGGCTACCCCGACCGTGAGCGCGGTCAACGGCGTGAGTTTCGGCGCGGGCGCGGCAGCGGGAACCATCCCCGACACGACCAGCAGCAGCGCGGCCTCGTGGACCGCTACGCCGACACTGGGCGCTGCGGGCACGCTCGGCTCCCTCACGATGGGCAACGCGACCAGCGGACTGCTGACCATTGAGCCGATCACTGGGGCGCTGGGAACAATCACAGAGTATTTCCCCATCGCAAGCGGTGACACGCTGATCGCGGAATCGGCCTCGTCTTCCAACACGGCCTACGTGCTTCACGCGACTGCCGGAGCGGGAATAGGGACTTTTAGCGCGATTGCGGCTGCTGATCTTCCTGCCGCGCTTTCCAGTTCTACGAGCATCAACAAAGTCACAGTAACGGCTCCTGCTACCGGCTCGACGCTCACCGTCGCGGACGGAACCACGCTCTCGAACACGTACACCATGAACGCGGCGAAGACTGCGGGCGTGGCAGGTGCAATTCCGTGGTACGACACGACCACGAGCGAGTCGGCATCCGCGCTTCTTACCCAGTACGGGGTGATGATCGGCGGCGGAGCGAGCGCAGCTCCATCCACCATCGCAGCCAGCACGACCACAACCCAGGCGCTCTTTGCCACGGCCACGGCCCCTGCGTTCCGTGCCATTGCTGCGACGGATTTGCCTACCGCCAACCGTATCATTCCCTGCGGTGTGGGTATATGGGGCGGCGGATCAGCTATCGTGGCGGCAACCTACCACGTCAATGCCCGTTGCCTGAATGTTTACGGCGTGACCTATACGATCACAGGCGTAACCTGCCAAGCCGACAACAGTGGAACCTCGACGGCGAATGTGGCTGACAGCGGGAGTAATGCGCTGCTGACTGGCGCGATCACAATGAACACGGCCAATACTTTTGTCGCTGGCACGCAGAGCGCGACGACGACCATCGCCTCAAATGTCTGGACCAACTGGACGTTCGTCGCTGATGGCACCAGCACATCAATACAATGCGTGATGACCACGACCCGATGAGGATAGCCATGAAAAGATTTCTGCCACTTTTATTCTTGCTGCTTTCCGCTCCGCTCTACGCGACGACTTGGTACGCCACTTCTTCATCAGCGAACATCAACGCAACCTCACTGTGGGTTCCGACTTCGACAGGATCATGCACGGGAAGCGGCACGGCTCTGGTTTGGGGTGCTCAGGCCAACGGGGACGTATTCGATGCGAACGGCTGCATCACAATCCAACTCAACGTCGATCCCGGAACGGCTACGGGAGCAAGTCAAGGAGTCTGCGGGACGACGACGGTTCAGGTGACAATTCAAAGCAATGCTTCGCTTGGAGGCTCGTTTCAATATCAGGCCACAACTCTCGTGATTCACGCCAACGTGATCGCGGGAGCAAATTCATACACCCTGCTGATGAACGGCTCTGGCGGAGGCACCTTGTGCGGGACCGTTACCGGGTCGTCTGTGGAGACATACTCGGAACCAGTATTTATCAACACGTCCGGCACGATTCAGTACATTATCGGAAACGTCACCGGAGGGAGTGTATCGAGCGCAGTGGGGGTATATGGAGTTGGTAGCGGGGCGCTAACCATCATAGGAAATGTCACATCGGGAAGCGCGACAACAGCTTATGGAATGAATCTTGTCAATGGCGGCTCTGGTTCAGTTACGGTGAACGGAAATTGTGTTGGGTCAAACACAGTCGCCACGGCAGGTTGTTATTCTTTCGGGACTGCCGGTACGTTCACGCTTAACGGAAACATCATCAACGGACTGAAGGCGACAGGGCAGTCCGGCCCAATTTTATACACGCCATCCGCCACGAGCTATATCCTCTACCCAAAAGACTCCAGTTACACGCTTGGAACCATCGACAGCCACGCCACACTGATGCCAACAGACCCCGGTTCGACCAACGTCAAGAGCGGTGTGGTCTACGGGCCGAATACGGGAAGTTACTCTGGTGGTTCTTCGATCTGCACAACCGGAGGCTGGTAATGCGCCGGATTACAGCATGGTTAGCAGCCCTGATTTTTGCGCTTCCGTGTGCGGCCCTATCTTGCTCGGTTGTCTGTCGAGCACAGACCTGTACAGGAACTACTTATACAGAGATCAACGCCCCTGCTGACAACACCCTAAACGCGAACATCACGGGCTTGACCGCAATCGACGATCCTGGTGTGGGAACTTGGTGCTACACGGTGGAGACATGGGCCATCGTTCCGCCGAATGTCGCTCTTTACGGGATCAGTCCGCCTTCGAGCGCGGTCATGGTAACGGTGCCAAACGGCTACGTGGCGCAAATCGAGTGGGATGCCCCAGACGGAGCGGACACATTCACGTCAACAGGATACATTCTGAGTAGAGGGCCAGCGATGAACTCGACCCCCGCGGCACTGCAGAATTTGATTGGAACCGTGTTATAGGAGAGGAGTAAATGAAGCACGCTATTTTGTTCCTCGCGCTTCTCTCGACAATTGTCCATGCACAACCATGGTCCGGCGTCATCGCACCCGCGCGCGCAATCGACTGGTCAGCTACCTCGCCCGGCGTGGTAGGCGGCGTTCCCTCCGCAACTTGGACGCAATGCGGCTCGACCATCGCGGCAGGAGCCAGCGCAGCAACGATCCAATCGGCTCTGAATGGCTGTGCGGCGAATCACTACGTTCTGCTTGGCGCGGGAACCTTCAACCTTTCAACCGGCCTCAACATGGTTCCGAACGTGGTTCTGCGCGGCAGCGGGTCGAGTTCGACACTTCTCGTCTTTAGCGCGGCAGGAAGCTGCGGCGGTTTGGGGGCATCGATCTGCTTCAAGGACTCGAACGGATACGGTGTTGATAGTTCGCCAACGCAGCCGGGTGGATCGAACGCCGCAACGTTCTGCGGGACCGCCTCAAGCGGGGCGTGTAACAATACCTACTCGCAGGGCGCGACGACCATCCAATTATCGAGCATTGGGGCGGCCGGCGTCGTGAACGGACAGTACATCTACCTCGACCAGATCAATGACAATCCGGCCACGCCCTCAACCACGTTTTCAACTGGAATGCTAATCTGCGACAACGTAAGCGCAACGGACGGATGCTCGCTCGAAGGTGGGGCGCCGGGACGTGTTACCGGCGGCGTAGAGCGTAACCTGATTCAATTCGTCAAGGTCGTCAGCGGGTGCGCCTCTGCCTGTACGGGCGCTGGGCCTTTCAGCGTAACAATCACGCCGGGGCTTTACGGCCTCAAGTGGGATACTTCGCATTCCCCTGGCGCATGGTGGTCCGCGAACAACATGCAGAACTCCGGCATCGAGAATCTGACCATCGACTCCACGGGTACCGGCGTCGGGAACAACAATGTCGGGACGTGGTTCCTCAATGCCTTCAACTGCTGGGAAACCGGGGTGCGGGGGATCAAGCCCAACCGAAATCATGTGTGGCTCTACCAGAGCGCACACATCACCGTTGCAAACAATTACTTTTATTTGAGCGACAATTCCGCCTCGGTGAGCTACGGCGTGGAGTCGTTCATGGCCGGAGATAATCTTGTCGAGAACAACATCTTTCAGCAGGTGACGGGTGGACTCGTGAATGGTCCCTCGACAGGTTCCGTATTCGCCTACAACTTCATGATCGATTATCCCTACACCGTGTCCGACTGGATGATCGCGGACTCGCTCCGTCACGATGCTGGGGCGCAATACAACTTGTTCGAGGGGAACATTTCGGAGGGTTTCGCCGAGGATGCTTTCCACGGCACGGGTGGGGCGAACACGACCTTCCGAAACTATGTGGTCGGCTGGGCACCAGGCAAGGCCGTAAACACCGCCGCTTTTCAGCTTTATTCCTACAATCGTTTCGAGAACGTGATCGGGAACGTGCTTGGATGCAACAATGCGACTTCGACCTTCCCCGGCAACTGCGGCTCCCCTTATCCAACGGCCTATCAGACCAGCGTGGGGGACGGGCCGGATCACACGATCTACGACCTCGGTGCGGGCGATACGGAAGCGGATACCACTGTTCTAGCCGACCCCTACACCGTTACCTCGATGATGCGCTGGGGGAACTACGATACCTACAACGCGGCTGTGCGGTGGGTCAGTGGAGAAGTTCCCAGCGGGTTGAGTGACGGCTATGCGAACTCCGTACCGGCCAGCCACACGCTGCCCGCGTCCTTCTGGCTAACCTCGAAGCCCTCCTGGTGGGGATCGGTTTCGTGGCCTGCGATTGGGCCGGATGTAGCGACAGGGACAATTCCGGGCGTAGCCAGCCATGCCGCATTGATCCCTGCCGCGAACTGTTACTTTGTGACGATGAGCGGACCACAGGACGGTACAGGGTCCGTGCTCGCCTTCGACGCCAACACATGTTACACGAGCACGCCGCCCACACCGACACCGGCTGCGCCACAGAACCTGCTACTTTCACCGCTTTGAGGAGATCCTATGAAACGCGCACCATTCGCTTTAATCGCACTCCTGGTCGTCACCTGTGGCTGTCACGGGCAGCCGAACCCAACACCCCCTGTCTACACCTGTCCGACCGCGGGCAACAATGCCTACACGGCGCTCAATGACGTAGGCTCAGCGAATCCGCCCACAACGGCTATGACTTACACCGATACGCCCTCGGGCCAATCCTGTTACGTTGTCACCGGCTGGCTGTCCGGCCCCGGCTATGGCGCATGGAGCAACACCGTTGGACCATCCGCGGGCGGCCCTACGGGCAAGAATGGGATCTCGTGGACTTGCACTGCCGGCACAGGAACGACCTGCACAGGAGTCAAATGGATTGTGAGCCGTGCTCTCGCAGTCGCAGCTACGGCACCTGCGATCCCGGCCGTAGGTCCGGTAACCACGAGCGAGGCTGAGGAGCCGAAGCCGACGCTGGCCGCGATAGGGAAACTGGACGTGAAGCTCAAAGGGATGTAAACCGGGGGACCGGAAAGAAGGGCTCGGAGTGAACAGATGGCACAGGTGAGCGAACTTTTCAACTGGGGAGCGGTTAGCGCGCTTGCTTCCGTGGTGACGCTGGTAGGGACTGTTGGCATCGGCGGCATCATGTGGGGCAAGCTCACTGAGCGTGTCAGTAACCTTACCACGCGCGTCAATGTACATCGCACGGAACTCGATATCCACGAAAAGCGCATGAACGACGCTGACCGGGAACTTGCCCGGCTGAATCAGTGGAAGGAAATTTACGCTGCTGGACAGGAATCGGGAAGGCGGGAGTAACATGGAAGGCACAACATGAACGCAATCTTGACCTGGCTCCGCAGCATCGGCCCGTGGCTTCGCGGGAAGAATGTCACCACACATAGCATCGGCGTAGCCATCATCACCTTTGCCTGTCTGTACGACAGTTCGCCGGAACTGCGAAACTACATCGGCACGCTGTTTACCGGCTATCCTGTGGTGGTGACGCGCCTGGGCGAACTGATGACCAACATTGCAGCCGCCGTGGCCCTGTGGCGAAATTTCTCGCACTCGTCATCCGCTGCAGGAACCGTAGCGCAAGCCAAGGCAATCGAAGCAGGCGACAACCCGCCCACCGCAACCGAGGTCAAGGCGGCGACACCGGGGAAGTGATGCGACTGAGCGAACTAGAGCCGCAATTTATGCGCTATGAGACTAGCGATCATCAGTATTTGCGACAAGTCGATTCTCTGGCCGAGGCGCAAGGCATTCAGTTTCTCTGTCCAGTCTGTTTCGCTGCGCACAATGGACCCATCGGTACTCACTATATCGAAGTGAGTTTCGCTAATAAAGGAGTGCTCGATCATCAGGGAAGCCACAACCGCGAGGGGAATCCGAGTCGCTGGAGTGTTGCTGGATCAGGATATTCTGACCTGACTACGACCCCATCGATCCTAATTGATCCCGCGAAACCAGCCTGTGAGGGCTGGCATGGATTCATAACCGACGGTGAAGTAAAATAGCAAGTCAGCGCGGCGACACTGAAAGGAAGTTGAAGGAAGGGAGAATTATGCTAAAGGCGATGTTTCAGGTTCAAAAGGTCGCGAGAACCATCTATGGGGGCGCGATCGAGGTGACACTTTTCCCTCAACGAGACACCACGGTCAAGGATGGTGAGCGTTTGATGGTGCCCGACGGCACCATCCAAATTTACGTTGACAACCCGGAAGCGGTGAAGTTTTTTGAGCTGGGCAAGTTTTTCTACGTTCACTTCACCGAGGTCGGCGCGGCCACGCCCGCGAAGTGAGCACATGACACAATTCCGCCACAAGCCGACTATCGTCCATGCCGTCCGGTGGACCGGAGAGAACTGGCCGGAGATGGACGAGTTCACCGGCCACGGCTTGATGAATAACGGCGGCTTTATCAGCATCCAGACGCTCGAAGGCATGATGCGCTGCGATCCCGGAGACTACATGGTGAGGGGCGCGGATCGTGGCTTTCACGTGATAAAGAAGCAAGAATTCGAGGAGAATTACGATGCCGTTTAAGCGATTCAAGGGCGGGAAACTGCCACCGGTTCACAAGCCGTGGCACGTCGCGCTCACCGATCACATGGGAGCCACTGTCACATGGCCTCGGGTTCCGCCGCAGGGGTGGGAATTCGCAGTTTCACAAGACGAGATGAGCGTGCTGGGCAACGATTTGTACGGCTGCTGTGCTCCGGCTGGAGCCTACGGCCTAGCACAGATTCAAAGCAACAACGCAAATGCGAGCGATCCTATTGTCCCTACCACGGATCAGGTGCTTGCTCTTTACACGGCACTGACTGGATTCGATCCAAATGATCCGTCCACGGATCAGGGAACGGTCCTCACTGACTTGCTCAATTCCTGGCAGACTACAGGCTTTGAAGTAACGACACGATCTGGCAAGACACGACTGAGCCAGATCGTCGGGTGGGCCTCGCTCGACATCTCCAGCTTTGCGCTCCTTCGTTGGGCCGGGTACACGTTCGGCGGGAACTATCTTGGAATCCAGTGTCCTCAGAAGTGCGAGGATAACACGACGAACTGGAACTTCGCGCCGGGACTTCCCATCGCGGGCGGACACTGCATCGTTCAAGCTGGAGAAGGATCACTCGGCGGCAAGATGCGCTCTTGGGGGTTATTCATTCCGGCGTCCGCTGGCTTTATGGGCGGCTACATCGACGAGGGGTACATTGTCGTGGGTCCAGACTGGCTCAATCAACAACAGAAGTCGCCCACGAACCTCAACCTTGACAGCCTTATAGCCGCGATGAAAGCGGCAAAGGCCAACATACCACCGAGCAACTAAGGAGAATCACATGATTGATCGCAGAACATTTCTCAGACTCTCGGGCACAGGCGCCGCAGTCGCGGTCTTGACACCATCCACAATGCTCATGGAAGGCTGCTCGTTCTCGGTGAGCGGCACCTTGAGCGTTATCATCGACGCTTTGCAGGGGCTCCTGAAATATATTGGCGGTTCGCAGCCGTGGGCGGTGGAACTCTCAAATGCGCTGTCCGCGCTCGAACAGGCCGAGGCATCGTGGAAGACAGGCGGGGCCGCAGCCATCGTGATCGACGCGCTGAACACGATTGAGGCAGTGGTCGCTGTGATCCCGTTCACCGCGCTCTACTCTCCGCTGATTGACCTGATTATATCCGGCATCGAGGCGGTGATTAACTACTTCGCGCCGCAGAGCATGAAGTTCACCAGGGAGCGCGCCACGATTCAGAACAACCCGCATAAGGGCCGTGTGGCGCTCAAGGCTTCGCACTTTCTGCAGACGCCCGCCGGATCGTTCAAGCAGCAGTACAACGACACCGCGATTGGCATAGGCTTGCCGCAATTGAGGATCGCGGGATAAGGGATCGCGCGCAGGCTAGGCGCGATAGTCGGGGGTAATCCGTCTATTGCCGCAGTAGGACACCGAGGGCCGCGCGAGCGGCCTTTGGTGCGTTAGCGCGGGTATGGACCTGGGAGCGGATGCCCGAATCCGCCGCCTGCAAGCGGCAGAATCAAATAGATAAGCCACAGGCAAAATAGGACAACGCATACCACCTGGGCGATCCTAGCGAACGGCGGGGGGAGTGGGATCACGCTGATGATCCACCAGATCAGCCCAAAAATAATGCACATAACCAGAATCGTAACGAGCAGTCCAAGCATGAGGTCACCTCTCCCCATATCCTACCACCCGTGCTAAACTGGATTGTGCTCAAAAAGATACACATTCCCAAGCCTGCGCCGAAGCCACCTCCGCGCCCTCCGGCGCCTAGCGAGGCCGCGTGGCAGCAGTGGAAAAGGGAGCAGGGGCGCTAGTAGACCTTGGCGGGATTCCAAGAAACCAGCACAGTCCTCTTCGCCTTTCCCTGCCAGATCACTAAGCAGGAGTCGCAGGAGCCAGTGAACCGTCCTGGAGCCCCGTCAAGGCGAACAAATCGGATGCGCTTTCTCACGCAGCGGACTTCTTGCGCCTTGCCGATTACGCACTCATGCCACCACGAAGCGCGGCAGCGGAACGGAATTAAAGCGACAATGGTCTTGTTGGGATACCGTTGATGCTCCCACGCAGCTCTACGTACGAAGGATTCTAGCTTTCTACCATAAGGCGGGTTCATCCAAATCCGCTCTCCCGGCCACTCTTCACTATCGAGGGCATTCGAAAGAAACCGCGGCACGCGGGCCGTTTGCGGATCTGCAGCGGCATCCAAATCAAAGCTAAACTCGCGCATGAGCGGGTCAAAGATCTGCGGCGGAGTCTGCCAGCGTTCGGATTGCGCTTGCCAATTCACCCTTCCGCCTCCTCTCGCGCGCCGCCTCAGTGCGCTGGCACGCATTCGTCTTGAATAATCAGAAATTCCCGCATCCTGATCCGCCGGACGGTTGAAAGCAGCATCTTTTTTTCGGCGACATGCCCCAGTAAATCAAGTTGTCTTTTCGGTGCTCCAACTGCTTCGATGGTCTCATTCCCGTCCCACTCTATCAGTCCCCAGTTCTCAGGTAATTCAGCGGGTTTCAGCAGCCCCTTTGGGGTCATAAAGTACCGGCGCTCACCGGCTCCGGTGCCCGTCAAACGTTGAGGCTTTTTGGAGTCGGCAAAGAAGTCTGCTCGGCTCATCTTGCATTCGATCATTACGGAGCGCCCGTAGCTCCAGCCAATCGCGTCCGGGTTATCGTTGGCGGCAGATGAAATCTCAGACAGAATCACTCCGCAGGAAAAGCCGAGTTGATGTTTCCATCCCCCTTTTCGAGCAACGGCGTTGCTGCGCCTGAGAATCGAAATGGCCTTCATCCGCAAATCGTCGTGCGTCATGTAATCCTCGCGGCCGCCCCGGTGGATTGCGGGCTATTTGCGCCCCGTGTGTGGGCCGCGCCTCGATACGGGACCTACGAGGCGCGGCTACGAACCATGCACGGGACACGGCTGTCTCTGGAATCCAGTCCAAGGCTCGGTACAATTGCATCGGCTCATCGAAGTATCACCCCCTCTCCTGCGCTGCTGCGCTTTATTTGCGCCCCGTGTGTGGTGCGGCCTGCAATACGGGGCCCTATGCAGCGCCGTCAATCTGGCGGGCAGGAATAGTATCCTGTGTGCGGAGAACCGGGACGAGAATCGTCCAAGCTAACGCAATTGCCGATAAATACCCTTTTCGCCTGAATGTGGTCAATTTGCTCACCCCCTCTCCTGTACGGGTAATTAGCTGAAAATCCAGTACATGAGGATCACCGCGATTACGCCTGTGATCCAAAGGCTGATCTTTGTCGCCGGGTCCATGCGCTTGCGCGGCTTTTCGCGGAGCACGTTGTACAGCGCGTCAGGCTCAACGCGCGCCTCGCCTTCACAGAACGGGCACGGCAGTAACGTTGTCTCGCTCATCTCCAAATCCTCTCTCATACCAAGTACACCGGCTCCGTGACCCAAATCTGCTTAACAAGGAACTCGCGCTCGGCACCAAACCTCTGCAGACCTGCCTTCAAGGCTTCGGCATAGGTCTTAAAGAACCCGTCCGCGATTTCTTCACCTTGGATAACGACAAATTCGCCGGGGTGGAAACGATACCACTCCCGGCGGTATCGCTCGAACACCGCCAATTCCAGCGAAAACTTATCGCCAATGACGCTCATCTCCATATCCTCCAAATCCACCACGCGCCCCAGGCCGCGAGCGCGGCTGCAAGCTCAATCGCTATCGCGTACCAGACCAGCCGCCGCAAGCCCGCGCTGACCTGGGGCGGATCATCCGAGAGCGCCTTCGAGTCCGGCGGATCGCTCCCGCGGGGGTCGTGCGCATCGGTCATTGCGGGCGTCCTTTCATCCCCCTGCGAAGCTCATCCAGCGCGGCCTGCTCGCGGGTAAGAATTGCTTGGCCATGCTGATCCCAAGCAACGCGATCAAGGCCCATGATCTTCAGCCAGCCAATATCTTCCACGCGCTTTTCGATTTCCTTCTCGCGGGCTTCCGTGAACTGGCGGGCGGCGAGCCAGGCTTCGGATTTAGAAGCATATCTGAACCAAGCCAAAAAAGCAGATGGAGCTGCAACCCCATTTGCCGCATATTTCGCTCCAGACGGATTTACAACGTCATGAAGCAGAACGTTGTATCCACCATCTTCACCGGGCCTAGCGCTTAAACTCAAGACGCGCTCACGCACGTACTCCTCGTTGGTCATTGCGGACGTCCTTCCTAAGAGAACCAATCTGACGGAGCGGACTTCCCGCAGTTCTTGCAGAAGTGCCCGCGTAGTTCCCGCTCATAACAATAGTCGTGATCCTCGCAACAATCTTCGCAAATTACGCGCTCAGGAAGACTGGGAGCGGAATCGCATTCTTTCCCACAAATACGGCAAGAGTAATCTATCTCACTCAACGGGCCACCGTCCTTTCATTCTGTGATCGCGCAATCAGGCCGCTCCTTACGATGCGACTATCGGTTTTCCGTTTATATCCACTTCGTAGCATCCGGGCGCGACGACTCGCGGCACTTTGACCTTTGTTGGGTAATCTCCGTTGGGCCAATGTGCGATTGAATTGACTGCTACTGGAAGCGCAACGAACCGCTTCGCGTCTACATAGAATCTAAGCGCGTGACGAGGCGTCCCGCATGCATGCAGCCCGCCGCCACACTCAACGGTCGTATTCCAGTGATCACATTCCGTCAGAGTTCCTGGGGAATAATCGCCGCCATGTGGGCTCTTGAAGTCGCTGTCCACCGCTTTGTAAACAATGGCGATCCCATCTTTCACTTGCACGCCGTATTCTTCCAGCCATTCGGCAAGAGTCTGCGGCGGGAGATAGTCGATCTGAACCCCACCTGACACCCTTGTGCCTTTCCCATGCTTCGTGACCGCTACATGTTTTGAGGCCGTCACCTGCGAGGAGCCGTAGGCCCTCACCTGCGAGGAGTCGTAGGCCGTCACCTGCGAGGAGCCGTAGGCCGTCACCTGCGAGGAGTCGTAGGCCCTCACCTGCGAGGAGTCGTAGGCCGTCACCTGCGAGGAGCCGTAGGCCCTCACCTGCGAGGAGTCGTAGGCCGTCACCTGCGAGGAGCCGTAGGCCGTCACCTGCGAGGAGCCGTAGGCCCTCACCTGCGAGGAGTCGTAGGCCGTCACCTGCGAGGAGCCGTAGGCCCTCACCTGCGAGGAGTCGCAGGCCGTGAATGTCCCATTCCCGACCAGGATCGGCGACACATTTGGGTCTTTCAAGGCGGTATCTAATTCCAGCTGCGTTCTACACTCCACGTTCTTCACTGATTTACCTTCCTTTCATTCTGTGATCGCGCGTGTCCGGCCGCGTTCTATTTGCTGTTGTTGATCGAATCGACCAGCGATTGAGGATCGTTCTCCTGATACCAGTCGCGGTCGTGTTCGCTTGCTTCGGCGCGCAATACACTTCCCTGCAATCCATTCTTGGAGAGAAAGTCCATTGCTTGTTGAATGATGGGATCGGTCGGGGCAAGTTGGTGCATTTTCCGTACCAGCCGCCTAACGAGCATCGCCAAATTCAGGATGAGGGCTGTCTTATTCTTTAACTCTTCATCGGTCATGGCTCACCGTCCCTTCTGCCTGTGATCGCGCATGTCGGGGCGCTCCACCGCGCGCCTGTGCCAGCACCGGCTGTACCACATGACCCACGGCACACCCACGAGGAACGCGGCGGCGAGGATAAGGGCGAGCGCGGTCACGGGCGGACCTTCCTCTTGGCGGGTTGCAGGTAACGAGTGAAAATCTCGCGCTGCTTTTGTTGAGCGGCGTCCCTGGCGGCGGCCCCGGCGGCGTCCCTGGCGGCCCCGGCGGCGGCCCAGGCGGCGTCCCCGGCGGCGGCCCAGGCGGCGTCCCTGGCGGCCCCGGCGGCGGCCCAGGCGGCGTCCCCGGCGGCGTCCCCGGCGGCGGCCAATGCCTCGCGGGAGATACGTCCGTTTGCGAAATCCCGCGCCGCTTTAATCGCCAACTCCGGGCGCTTGTCATCAGGAGCGTATTTCTGCCAGATCGGCAAAACTTCCTCGGCGAAATCAGCCGCCATCAACCGAATCAAAGAATCTACAATGCGGTTTGTTTCCCACGTTTTCAGTTCTGGATCGCAGATGCTAAGAGCGTGAATAGCCCATGCCCTTGCCTCAGCACGACTCGTCGTTACCGCGCGGAGCGCCCACAGCGCATTGTTGAGGCCGTTCGTCTTTAAGATCATGAGCAGGTTGATGGGCGTGTCGTCGCCGTACTTTTTGCGCGGTAGAGCTTTGCGCAGAAACTTGTAGCGCGATGAGCAGGCGTGAGCCTTGCGCAGCCGCTTAAATGTGGTGGTCAGTGTCATTGCGATCCCCTTCTCCGGCTTGCCGCCGGGCGTTACCACTCTTTTCGTGCCGGCAAAAGCAGCATCAGCGCAATGCCGATGGCCGGGATGATGCAGAACAGGTCCAGCAGCGTCATGGCTTTGCGGTCGCTTTGCGGGTGAACCTGCGCGGACACTCGCGGAAACCAAGCGCAGAGGCCATATCCTTTGTAACTGGCCGCTGGCCATCAAGCACCATATTGATGAACTGGACAGAAAAGCCGAGCTTCGCCGCCGTCTGAGTTTGCGTCTGGCCTGCGCGAGGCTGAAACTTCTCCCGCAGAACTTTGAACAATTCGCCTTCGGTGTAGAACTTCATGGACACATCGTTGCACACTTCAAAAGTAATTGCAACAAAAAAGTTGACAACAAGAAACGGCTATGCTAGCCTCCGTAAAGAAGAGGGAAACCAGATGCTAAACCCGGTACTGGCTCACACATCGTCGGGAGTGGAAACAGTCTCACAGTTGGACAAAGATGCGCTAGACAAGCTGGCGAAGTGGCTGTGCGAAGAAAACTCCTACCATGACTTCGCGCTCAAGCTCACGGCGGGATACACGGCCGATCAAGTTGAGCAGCAATTCGACCGCCAACAGAAAACCAACGGCGGCTACTGTGACCGTTGCAAGGACTTCGCCGGAGAGTTGCTGGCGAATTTCGATTTGGTGGAAGGCAAGGAAGCAAGGATCACACGGGGCAACCGCGAATTCGGAAAGTTCTGAGAGAGAGGGAACATGGCAAACGAAGTGGATCAAGAGGCACCGATGATGGATGCAACTCCAATCCGAAGCGAGATGGTCCGGTACATCCCCGGCGAGGCGCTGGCGGTAACGCGGGAGCCGGAAGAAGTTCTGGCCGACGCACAGAAAGCCGCCGCTGCGCTGATGAAGGTGGTGAAGTCGAAGAAGAAGCAGATCGTCTTCAACGGTGAGACGTACCTTGAGAGCGGAGACTGGCAGACCGTAGCTAAGTTCTACGGCGTCACGGCAAAGATCGAGAGCACGCGGTTCGTCCAGTTCGGCGAAGCGCAGGGGTTCGAGGCCGCGGCGGTTGCTCTGGACTGCAACGGGCGGGAAGTGAGCCGGGGCGAAGCGATGTGCCTCAATGACGAAGAGAATTGGGGCATGAGGCCACAGTACGAGTGGGAAGACGTTCTGGATGGACAGGGGAAAAAGATATGGGAATACAACGCAGCCAAGGGAAAAGACTTGCCAAAGCGCAAAAAGGTCAAGGTCGGAGAGATTGCGACTCCGCTATTCCAGCTTCGGTCGATGGCGCAGACACGGGCCTGTGCGAAGGCGCTGTCAAACCTCTTCAAGTGGGTCGTGGTTCTCGCCGGGTACAAGCCGACACCGGCAGAGGAGATGACGGGGACCGTGGAAGAGGGGACGGAGCCGATTCAGAGCGCGACTGGAACGACGACTACGCAACCATCCTCGGCTTCGGGTGGGGCTGCTCCGAATGGGACGACTGAGGGCAGTGCAATATCGCACAACGCTCCAGAACCCGATATACGCCCTCGGAGCCAGAGGGGTGCCCAACCCTCCCCCCAAGCTCCAGCGGCCTCACCTGAGCCAAGCCAAGGGCAAGGCGGGGCGGTACAAGGCGAAGTGGTGACCTCGGAGCCGACGATCACCGGACCCCAAAGTAAGAGATTTTTTGCGATCATGCGCTCGGCTGACCTGTCGGAAGGGGAGTGCAAGGCGCGGCTGGCAAAGCTCGGCTACCACGGCCATCGTGACGGCATCCCGAAGCGGCTGTACGAAGCGGCCGTAGACGCGATCGATCCCCAAATGCGCTTTCACCAGAACAAACCCAAGTAGGAGGGAACCATGAAGTTCATCACAGAGGACGGAAAGATCATCGAAGGGACGGCTCTCACCGAGAGGCAGAGCGTCCTTCGGGATCGCTTCGAGGAATGGCTGCACGAAAAGGTGTGCGCCAATGCTTACCACGGGACCTACGGCGCAAGGCCATGTCGGGACGCTGCTAACCTCCTCATCCCGAAGTTGGACGATTCGGCCTGCGGCGGTCTCTCTACGGCGTTGTTTGAGCCAGCGCCAGAACCGGAACCTGTACCAGAACCCGCTCCACTGCCGGAGCCAGTAACCGTCGCCAAAGTCAAAGACGACGATCTTCCGTTTTGAAAGGATAACCCGCGATGATTTGGCAGAGCGTTGAAAGTTCACAGATCGAAGCTGTTGGCTATGAGGCGGAGACGGAAACCCTCGGCATCCGCTTCACGCCGACGAAGAAGCAGAAGGAAGCGGGACAGCGGGGAAGCGAGTACCACTACCAGTTTGTCCCGCAGGACGTTCACGCGGCTCTGATGACGGCAGAGAGCGTGGGACGGTACTTCCACCAGCACATCAAGCCGTTCCCTGAGAAGTATCCGTTCACGAAGATTGAGACGGAGCCGCAGCAGGTGTCGTGATGCAGATGGTGTCCATACGCGGGAAGAACATCGTCAGCGCCGGTTACGAGCCGGTGGATGGAATCCTCGCTGTGCAGTTCGCAAAGTCGGGGACGTACCGATTTAAGGGCGTGCCGGAGAAGATTTGGGTTAGCCTCCGACGCGTGCCGTATCCCGACAAATACTTCACGCAGACCGTGAAGGGGAAGTACCCGGTAGAGAAGCCGGAGAAGGTGAGCAATGGAACAACCAGTGACGTACAAAACACTGCGGGACGAGTTTGCGATGGCGGCAATGGTGGGGATGCTGGCCGGTTTCCCGCAGGGGATCGAGCAAGCGGACCTAATGGCGGCAAAGGCTTACCGATGGGCCGACGCGATGCTCAAAGCGCGGGAGGTAGAGTAGTGGAGTTTTTCAGGACTGAAGACGGCCTGACCTTCGAGGAGAAGGATCACGTCTACCGGCTCAAGGGCGACCGGCTGATTTCGCTCACGCAGCTTTTGGACGCCGCCGGGCTGATCGACTATTCGCACATCGATCCCGTGGTGCTCAAGAACAAGGCTGAATTCGGAACCAAGGTCCACGAGTACACGAAGTGGATGGATCAGGGGGAGCTGGACCCGCCGGACATTGAGCAGTTGAAGGCTCACCCGAAGTACGGCCCACGAATCACAGGCTGGCTGCAATTCCGCGAGGACTTCCACTTCAACCCTGACTTGAACTGGTGCGAGGTTCCCTGCGCCGTCAAGGTCAATGGGATGCTCTACGGCATGACGGTGGACCGCTTCGGCGTTCTCGGCACGCTCGAAGAGATCAAGGCGGAGAAGGGAAGCTGGGCGGTGGTCGAGATCAAGACGTGCGCCGATAAGGAGCCGAGTCACCGCATCCAGACGGCGGGGCAAGCCATTCCATTCAAGGGTGACGGATCGGTGCCGGTAAAGAGGATGGCCGTTTATCTCTTGGACAAGGCGAACGGCTCTGGCAAGTTCTACGCGGTCGAGCCGCACGAGGACCGTGGCGACGAGAAGATATTCCTGGCTGCGCTGATGCTCTCGCAATTCCGCATTAACAACAAGCTGATGAAAGGATGACACCCGTGGCTACTACCGAACTGACACTCGCAACTCAGGTGACCAACCTGCAAGCGGACCTGAAAACCACCCTTGAGCAATTCTTCGCCAACCTGCCAGAGATGGAGTCGAACGTCGCCATGAGCGAGGCTCTTGTCACGCAGTCAAAGGCCATCGTCGTATTCCAGCGCGGACCCCGTGGCGAGATCACCGTCTCCGATCCCGATGCGTTCATGAAAGCGTCGGAGCAGGTCAAGGCGCTCAACTCGACCGAAGATGAGATCAACGAACTCATGGAGCCGTTCATCAAGAAGCTGTTCGCGGCGCACCGGGCAGCGACGGCAATCCGCAGCTCCTACCTGACGCCGATACAGGCCGAGACGAAGCGGCTCAAAGGTGAGCGCGAGCAGTTTGCCGCCGAAGAGGAGCGCAAGCGCCGCGAAGCCGCTCAGAGGGCTCAGGAAGGGGCTCGCCAGCGGGAAGAGGCCCGGTTGATCGAGGAAGCCCGTCTCGCCGCGGCAGAGGGCAAAACTGAGGTCGCGGAGGCCATTCTCGAAGAGGCGGTGACCGTCGAAGCGCCGGCCGTGGAACTGCCGTCAACCGTTCCCCAGGTCCAGGGCGTCAGCTTCCGGTCGGTGTGGGAGTGGGTGCTGAACGATGTGACCAAGCTCAAGCCGGAGTTCCTGACACCGAAGGACAAGGAAATCGGGGCGCTGGTGCGGTCGATGCATCGGACAGCGGAACAACTCGTCGGTGCCGGGGCAATCACGGTGAATGAGAGAAAGGTGCCGGTGGACAGGTGAGCGACGACCAAGTTGATGCCCTCGGATACTCGGTGGTGTGGGTAAGCCGTACCCGATTCTGGCGATTCGTTCATCGCTGCGGGGAATGGCTTTGCAGTCAGGCGAGCAAACATGACCGCTATACAAGGTGGGAGTAGTATGGCATTTCCGAAAACGCTAGACGAAATGACGGCGCGCGGCTACAAGTTCAAGGACCATGCCGAGTGCAAGGGCTGCGGGGAGTCTATCGAATGGTGGGAGACTCCCAACGGCAAGAACATTCCGATGAACCCGATGCAGCGCGGCGGGGATGCGGCGGTCGCGCATTGGGCCACTTGCACAGAGCAGGATTCATTCAGGAAATCATGACCCTTCAACTTCGGGACTACCAGCGCGAATTCTTCCAGCGAGTTAGAGAGAGATATGATGCGGGAATTACGCGGCAGCTTGGCGTGTTGGCTACCGGACTCGGCAAAGCAGTTCTCTTCGCGGCGCTCAGGGACCAGATGAACTTCCGCAAGAAGATCATGGTTCTTGTACACCGCGAGGAGTTGGCTAACCAGGCGGCGGATAAACTGCAACGCTGGAACCCGGACCTGATGGTTGGCGTCGAAAAGGCGGAGCGAACCTCAAGCCCGATGGACACATTCATCGTGGCGTCCGTGCCCACGCTCGGACGGGCAAGATCGAAGCGCATATTGAAGTTTCACCGCGACGACTTCGATTGCGTTGTCTCTGATGAGTGCTTCCCAGCAGGCACATTGATCGACGGGAAACCTATAGAAACTATCCGCATTGGGGAAGCTGTATTGTCGTATGATGAGTCCAATGGGACCATTGAAAAACGCGGGGTTTCTCGAATATACAGGAACCCGATGCCTGAATATTTAGTGCTGGTGAAAACCGCAGACGGCAACTTCACTTGCACGGCGGAACATCCGATTTATACACAGAAAGGATGGATCAATGCAATCGACCTCACCAGCGATGATCGTCTCTTGTTCTCACTGCACTGGAGACGTGGACCTCTGCACCCAATCACACGACCGCATGATGCTATACGCGAAAAAGGGCAGGGCTTACTGCTCGGATTCTTGCAAGGTAGCATATGTGGCACGTCTCAGTTCGGAGCGCATGACGCGGACCAACTTAGAGCACTGTTCGGCTCGTATGAAGACGAACAATCCCATGCGGAGAGCGGGATCGAAAGAAAAGATGACCGCAACACTGAGGGCGATGGGACACAAGCCCTCAGTGCGCGGGGGGAACGGGACGGGACTCACGAAACCGCAGCAGATGCTCGCAGCAGCGTTGGGGTGGGAAACGGAGGTTGGCGTTCTTACTGGCAAAGGCCGTGGCAGTGGCTATCCGACCGTCTACAAGCTGGATGTTGGGAACCGCGACCTCAAGGTAGGTGTGGAGGCCGAAGGGACTTCTCACGGGATGCTATCTCGACAGGAACAGGACCGGAAGAAGGATGCGCTTCTGAGTGGGTTAGGGTGGACGGTATTGAGGTTCAGGAACGACCAAATCCTCAACAATCTTCCGGGCGTCCTGAATGTGATTATGTCTACAATCTCGAAGTCGAAGAAACTCACACCTATTTCGCCAACGGCTTCCTAGTTCACAACTGTCACCATGCGACCGGCGCTCAGTGGCGGAACGTGCTTGAATACTTCGGCCTCCTTAGACCGGGAGAGTCGCAGATACTTTCGCTGGGCCTGACGGCAACGCCCAACCGTTCCGACGGACAGGGGCTCAGGCAGTTCTTCGATGAGATCGTATTCGACATGGGTATCCGCTCGGGCATCGAGTCCGGGTGGCTCGTTGATCTTCGCGGCGTCCGCGTATCAACCAAAACGAATCTCGACAAGGTTCACTCACGGGCCGGTGACTTTGCCGAGGATGAACTATCGGATGCAGTGAACACGGTAGAGCGCAACGCAATCATCGTTAAGGAATGGATGCGGGTCGCCTATGGATTTAAGACGGTCGTATTCACTGTGGATATTCAGCACGCCCTCGACCTCGCGGCGGCGTTCAAACAGTGCTCCATTGAAGCCGAGGCAGTTTGGGGAGACGATCCCGAGCGCGCACGCAAGCTCCAGCGGCACAGAGAGAACGCCCTGACGGTCCTGTGTAACTGTGCAGTGTTGACAGAGGGATACGACGACCCGGGAATCAAGTGCATCGTGCTGGCAAAGCCCACGAAGTCTCAGCTTCTCTTTACGCAGATGATCGGACGGGGAACCCGGATCGATGACGGCAAAGAGTACACGCTGATTATGGATGTGGTAGACAACACTTCAAAGCACTCGCTGGTAACGATGCCGAGTCTGTTGGGACTGCCGACGAATCTCGACCTTAAGGGCAAGTCAGTTATCCGGGCGAAGGAACAGTTTGAGAAGGTGGCCAAAGAATTTCCAAGCGCCGACCTGAGCGAAGTTCTGAGCCTGTCAAAGCTGGACGCGATAGCAGAAGACATTGCGCTGTTTCAGGTTCACTACCCGCCTGAAGTCTCGAAGCTATCTGAATTCGGCTGGCGGAAGAACGGCGACGGGTACATGCTGGTGGTCAATCGCGGCGTGGTCACAATCACGAAAGACTTGCGCGATGAGTACCAGATACGCGGAAACCTGAATGGAGCGCAGATCGAATACTCAGCACAGAATTTACCTGGCGCATTTAACATCGCAGACGCGATGGTGCCGAAGGAATTTACCGGGCTGGTGAAGCGCGATGCGAGATGGCACGGCGACAAGCCGACAGAAAAGCAATTATCTCTGGCACGCATCCTGAGACTCGCGGTGCCTCCGGGGGCGACCAAAGGGCAGGTGAGCGCGGCTATCGATGCCAAGCGTTCCATGATGAGGACAAAAGTATGAAGCCCAAGCGCGACCGAAAACTGGCCGATGGAAAGCAGGGAGAGGCGGATATTCAGTGAGAAGCAGCACCGGCTATAACTTCGATCCCGAAGTCTCCAGAATGCGCAAGCTGATGCGCTACACGGAGGCCGACTACTGCACGGACTGGGAGACGGCAAAGGCTCTTTCGCTCCTTATGGCCGTGGGGTCAAACGAAAGGTATCTGGTTCCCCTATTGGCCGGTTGCATGAACAGAGTTTTGGCGTACTATTTCAACAACCCGGATTTACGGCCCTTTGGAGATCCCAAACCATGAGTACAGTTGGTGTAATATCGCACAACATCCTTAGAACGCCTGATTTTTTCGCGTTGAGGCTGGAACCTTCCCGGCAGTGTGCGGACGCGCTGGCGGGCATCCTGGTGAGCCTGGAAGGCATTGAGGAGCGAGTCTTCGCCGTGCGCGGGATGTGTCTGGTGCTGGCCGAGGAGCGGGAGTTGTGGCGGGAACACATCGACCCCGAAGTAGGGATGCCCTTCGCCAGTCAGGATAGATGGGTAAAATGGCTGGCTCCCCGATCGTGGAGCTACTGCTACGACGCCAAGAGAACCATCGAAGCCCTGAAGGATATTGCTCCCGGCGAACTGGTGCAGGTCAAGCGGTGCAACCTGGAGCAGCTAAAGCAAGTCTCTACCGGGGTAAGGTCGTTGCCCGCCGTGATCGAAGCCGCCAAGACCCTGCCGGAAAAGCAGTTCGTGGAAACGATGAACCGCGACCACAATCAGCACCTCGAAGTGAAGCATCCCGTAACGATGGCCCCTACGGGGGATGTTAGCGAGTTTGAGTCTGCTATCGAAATGGCGATGGCGCTTGAGGACTGCCACTCGCGCGCAGACGCCATCAAGGCAATCGCTGTGAGCTACATCCAAGACCACGCTGCCGAGTACGAACACCTAAAGGAGCAGACAGCATGAGACACCGCACCGAAGAGGACGTTAGAGAAGATTTAGACGCGCTCGGTTTCAGCATTGGGAGCCCGAAGCTCATCAAGGCCATAACCGCGATGCTGAACAACCCGGCATTTCCGCCGAAAGTGAAAGCGGACCCGACCAAGGATTGCGTCGTTCATTGGTCTCTTGGGTGGCGTCCTTGACCATCCGCAGCGGAGTACCAGGCAAGCTCGGCAGAATCAGGCTCAAAGGAAAGCCCCTGGAGGCTCTGCGCCGGGAAGTATTCACCCGCGATGAGTGGAAGTGCCGCGAGTGTGGGCGTCCGTGCAGTTGGGCGTCCGGGCATCTGGCCCACATCATCAGCCGGGGCGCTGGAGGCTCAGACGTGGCTGATAATTGCCGTCTGCTGTGCGCCGCGTGCCATTGGAAGGAACATTCAGGTGAATTGCATGGTAAGCCAGTCCCTCCCAAGGCCGAGTAGTGCCGGTGAGGAAGAATTTTCGTTGCACTGCCGCATCTACAAGCTGAGGCCGGAGCGAGAGTACCTGTTTCACCCTACCCGAAAGTGGCGGATAGACTTCGCCTGGCCGGAGCGGAAACTTGCTGTGGAGATCGAGTCAAGTGTCCATCGGATCAACGGCAGATTCGCCTCGGATTTGGACAAGTACAACGCCCTGCAGAAAGGCGGCTGGATGCTGCTGCGCTACACCGCGAAGATGGTGCACGCCGGTACTGCGATCGATGACGTGCTGGCGGTCCTGGGTGTGACGTTTCTGCCTTCATAGCGGGTCACACACTTGGGGACTTCCCTCGGGAAAAGCCTTTGGGTTCTGTGCCTCTGTCTCTCGGCTTAGCTCTCAGGTCTGGAAAACAGCACAGCTTATTTAGCCACTACTTGCGTAGCGTCCCATGCGACCGGGGCGTAGTCCCCATTGCTGGATCAAGCACCAGCCCGTTGCCCGGAGTTTCGTCTGTGAGTGTTTTCATCGGGTGCCTCTGTCCGTACCTGTCGTGCTCAAGCGGGCCGTTGTTATTGGGCTGAGTGTCCCGCGAACTCCCCGAATCGGTTTCCCGACTCCGCTTTACCTAAGCAAGTTAAAGGTTGCATGAGGCGGTCAATTATGTCAACATGGGAATGCGGGGTGACACCTGTCCTCCCTGGCTAAGCCTAAGCAACTTGCCCCAGTTGCCCCGTAGCCTCTGCAAAGAGGGAACGCCGTCCGAAAGCCTCTCGGACGGCGTTTTATTTTGGTGGGACCGTTTGCGGATGGTGGAGCGAAGTGGTGCTGCGGGTAAGGTGTTGCGGAAGTATGAAGACGTGCCGGGGTACTCCATTTTTCGGCCCCGGCTCCGATAGCCATTGAAGGCGTGTTGCATGTCTAGGTTGCCTCTGGTAGAGGTCACTGCATGGCACGGGCGGTCAAGCCCGCATATCGCTACCCTCCCTTCTAACTTCAACCGTCTTCGGTTCATTCCCCGGCCCAGGGAACATTATGGCGCATCCTTCGCGCGGAACTAAAGCTCGATGCCCCTCACTTTCAAGTATGCCTTGGCGAGTGCTTCCATCTTCTCAAACGTCAGGTCGTCCTTGATGACGTGACGGGCCAGGTCGTCGGCGAACTGGAGCGCCTTGGCCGCGTCGGGCTTCTTCGCGGGCTCAGGCTTGCCGGTTTCCTTGCGAACGTCTGCCGCTGTGACTTTTCCCTTCTTCTCGGCGACGGCCGCGAGGTTCTTCTGGTGTTCCTTCGAGAGCTTGGCGACTGCCTTGGCCGCTGGGCCTTTGATCTTGCCAGCACGGATCTGCTTCTCGACTTCCGGCGTGGCCTCGATGAGCGCCTGTCTGCCCTTGACCCATGACACTGAGGCGCGGTAGGCGTCGGCCACTTCGTCCAGGGTCATCTGGTACACGTTGACGAGCCGCTGGATGTTGTAGGCGTCGTCCATCGGCGTCGTTTGGTTGCGGACGCGGTTCTCTTCGATGTTTGCCAGAAACGCCTGTTTCTCGGTCAACTGCGTGTAGGAGCAGCGCAGTTCCAGCGGCTCCTTCTCGTAAAGCTTGCGCTTGTTGATTTCAGACACCGCACGCCAGCGAGAGAATCCGGCGACTAGAACGGGTTTGCCTCCGGTGCGGCGGATGGTGACGGGTTGAAGTTGCCCATGTCGGAGAATCGAATCAATGATCCACTGAATATCAGGCAGCTCATGCCGACCGTTCAGTTTGGCATCGACTTCGATGTGCTCAGGGAGGAAGCGGTTCTCGCTTGTGCGGTGACCAGGTACGGTGAATTCTACGGCCATGATGGTTTCCTTTCGCGGGTTAGTTGCAAATCCAACAGCCTACGCGGTAGATCACGAAGGCCATGCAGCCGCCAGTGATAGCGGCCAGAATGTAAGTGAGTTGGTCCCATCCGTCGCGGGTCATCGTGTCGCCCACTTCCATAATTCCCACACTCCCCAGCTTTCGAGGATGATGGCTGCGACACAGAATGCAAAGAACAGTGTCTCGCCGCGCCAGCCCACGGGACGGCCTTCTATCTCTTCGCGGTCACGAGCGTTCACGGTATCTCCAGTCTGAAAATTAGTGCTTGGATTTTTCGAGCAGCTTTTCGATGTCAGTTGCAGCGATGAGGACGCGGCCACGGGCGACGAGCTGCGAGGCTTTGAGCTTGCCTTCGCGGATCATGCGCCTCACGGTCATGGGGTGTACTCGGAGGTAGGCCGCGGCTTCGTCTACGGTGAGCAGATCGCGGTCTAGGGTTTGAGGTGGTGGCGCCTTGGCTTTGGTCATGGGGTCGTCCTTTCGGGCTTGTGTAATATTGCACTGATTTGGTTTACCGTAGAGACGGCGCGGCGAAGGTTAGTGAGTGGGCAGGCTAATGTCTGGACCCACATCGGTCAGTTCTACGTTGTAGACCTTGCTGCCGTCCGTGAGCGTTTCTTCAACCAGTGCGGCCATGTCAAGATCTTCGATGTAAATCTCATCCAGTCCGCGACCGCAAATCTCGCCGAACTCGGTTAGCGTGTTGACCAAATCCTGTGCCGTTTGAAGGCGCGTCTTGACCATCAGATTCTTCATTTCATCTCTCCATGCGGCTGAGTCTAGGCCGCTGTTACCGGGTTACCGTTTCTTCGCTTTCCGCTCCGCGCGCTGCCTCTCGACGTGCGCCATTACAGCGCGGTTGTAGATTGCGGCCGGGGTGATGGTGTAGCTCGACCGCAATCCCTTGAGCCTGACGGTGATGCCATAGGGCGTGAAGTTCGTTGTGTTCCGGTAAAGATCACCGCGTACGATCCGGATGCCTGAGCGTCATCTAGCTTGGCGCGGGTAATGATCTTAGTGGTACGTGTTCCGGTAATCGGGAAAACGTATTGCACCTTAAACTTGCCGTCAGTCCGCGCGGTCTGGACATAGATACGTGGGAGCAGATTAGACTGGGCGCTCATGGATTCATCCTTGCTAGACTAAGGGAGACGGCGATTTCCCGAAATGGATCAGGGAGTTGTACTGCACCCTTAGCCGTGTAGTGGTGATCTCCAGCCGTACAGTCATGGTCTGGAGAGTAGGTTTCCCCACACTGTTCGCAACCGGGACACTTGCTAACCGGAGTCGTCACACGGCCAGCCTCTGCCGCAACCTTCTCCCACAAGTGAAACCATTCTTTGTAGCGTCCATCAGACGGTGGGAAAGGGCAAGGGGGGTTAAGTTCAAACAACGCTTTCACGATTTGCTGTGCTTTTGTCATTTCATCTCTCCATGCGGCTGGTTGCCGCTAGTCGGTTTCGGGTTTGTGTAATATTGCACAAACTCAGTCCCACCGCATTTTGTGGTACTCGGCTACTTCTTCATCGGTGAGGGTAGGCGGATACTTCTGGTCGGTGTAGCTCTGCCAGGACTCGGCCTCCAGCCGGTCAAGGAATAGCCGGTCTAGGCGTGCGCGTCTGAGGCGTAGCAGGGCCATAACGAGCAGCACGAGGGCCAGGGCGACGAGAATCAGTGCGAGGGTCATTGTGGGTTCCTGAATTCTGGCCGGTCTACGCTCCGGCCCAGCAAGTGCCACTTGCGCGTCTCCCCCATTGGAGCTGGCAGGGGAAAGTTACTCTTCGTCCGATTCCTCGTCGCCGAGGTCTGAATTCTCTTGTGCATCGGCCAGGGCTTGCTCGCGCGTCTCAAATGGTCCCATTGCCGATGAATCAGGCAGGCATCCAGGAAGGCACGTCCACCAGAACCATCCGCCAGTGATCCCCTCCTCTTCGACCATCGCATCCAGCATCGCTTCGCGCGTGCGGCTATTCATGTGGCAAAGGCGGAATTCCTTCCGCCGTGAGTACTCCGAAACAAGGTCTTCATCCATCGCTGCTACTTCAGTAGCCGTGAGCTGAAAGACTTCTACATCAGGCAGGGAGTACGGATCACTTGCTCTCTTTGGGTTTGAATAAGCTTGCATCTTGTTTCGCTCCATTCTGTGAACCTTGGCTGATTCACTCTTCCACCTTGCTCCTATTGCTAACTCATGTCAACTAAAATCGTATCATACTAACTAATCTTTGGTAATGCGTTACCATGTCATACGCTATCTATGTATAGGAGCGCTTTCCCATCCTCCTCCGCCTTGCTCTGCATCGTCACATCGCGATGCCTTGATGTGCGTCTCGCCCTGCCTCTCCGCGCCCTGCGGCAGTGGATCTGCGCTTGATTGGCGGGCCTTCCGCGTGCGATTGGCGCATTGTCCAAAGGGTGCAGAGCTGGCCTGCTGGTGGGTTGTCGGATGTTGTCCCGAGGTGGGCGGTGTGATGGCTTGGACGCTTCCATCGGCAAAAACAGAAACGGGTCATTTTTACACTTGACAAATAATAATAATAAGCGTAGCGTGGATGTTGTGGAAGTAATAATAAAACACGCACACTGCAACCAATGCGGGCAAGACTGGACGATCAGGTTAAAGGGTCGGTTGCCGGTGCAGTGTCCAAGGTGCAAGCGGGTGGACTGGTCGGAGCCGAAAAAGGGGGCTGAGGGTGGGAATAACAACAGCGCCGTTGAAATGAAAACTATGCGGAGTCAGACCCCGAGAACTGCCCGACCGAGAAACGGGAAGCAGTCGAAAGTCGATCTGCCGGAAGTGCCACGGCGAGAGGTTGAGGCAAGACCTGAGAGTGGTGCTGGCGGCGAATCGCAAGCCGTAAGGCCCAAGCACCGCGAGAACTGTCCCTGTACGATGTGCAGGATTGCTCGCGGGGAACTGAAATGAAGAGGTCGAAATGACTGTATCCAACAACCCGTACCATGAACTTCGTGAGATGCTGTACTTGGAGCGCGAGAACCGTTTTCTGCTCCGCATGATTCTCAGGCTTTTAACCCCCAACCGCGTTCTGGGCGGCGTCATGTCCCAGATAGGAGATCCAATGGTTCCCATCCAGCCCGGACAATCGCCGAAGTTTCAAGTCACGCCGACTTTCAGCGGACCCGCCTTCACTCTCGATGGCTCGAAAGCAGCCGTCACAACCTCCGATACCGTCAATGCTCCTGCCGTGCTCGACCTCACCGACGATCCGACAGGCGCGACGTTCGTTCTGAACCTGACTCCCGATGCGGTCATTGACCCCTCCGGCGAGGCTCTGACCGTGACCTGGACCTACACCAACACCGATGGCGTCGTTGCCACCGTCACCGGCACAGTGACCGAAGAGGGCATTGTGGACGACGTGACCGGCGGCAAATTCGACCAGGTCGCTTAGTTTCTCCCCTGCTCACGGCGCGGCTCAGCGACTTGTTCGTCATCCCGCGCCAAGAGCAGATGCAATATTGCACCTCTGAAAGGTACCCGATGAGACAAACATGCTCGAAATGCAAACGCCGTTTCTTTCGCTCCCACAGGTGGCACCGCCGCTATCACCGCTTCCTGTTTTGGACATGGACCACCCGCGAACACTTCAATTGCCGGCAGCCGGAGTTGGGTCCGGTGAAGCGGCTCAAGGGCGAAGTGCCTTTACCGTTTCCCGGCCCTCTTCCTGACGCTGACGTGATCGGCCACGGAGTCTGACGTGGAGATTGCCTTGTTCACTCTGCCGGTGATTGTGTGCGCCTTCGGCTACTGGCTGGCGGGAAAGTGGGAGCAATGAGCCTTGAGATCGTTCCGAAACCGCCCAAAGACCCGAAGTGCCCCTCGTGTGAGCACTCGCCTTTGAATTTCGCGCAGAATACTCTGGTGACGGGAATGGGAGCCCTGGTATCGGTGTGCTGGTGCGGCGATTGCGGCTACACGCTGGCTGTCCAGTTCGTCGGCCAGAAGCCGCCTGAGGTAGCGCGTGTGGCGCTAGTGAGGCCGTCGTGACAGAAGAAGAAGCCAATCATTTACTGCATTCATCGGAAGCACTCGTGCGCATCGGCCAAGGAATATGTAACCGAAAAACCTACCAGCAGATTGCGTGCGCCCTAGTTCCAACGCAGAGCATAAGAGATCGTGACAATCAGGGATGGTTTAGATTTTCAGGCGTGGTCCTGCACGTGAGTGACCTAATTCCAGACGGAGCAGTGTGGCCGTTTGAACCTTGGTATAAGCGATGCGCGTGCGACATACATTGCGGTGAAACTGTCGTCAGAGACATTAGGAATGACGCATGAGGCAGCGCATCCACGGCGACCCATCACGGAATTACGCGCGTGAGTGGCGGCGCTGGCGGAAGTCTCAAGGATGGACGCAGGAGCAGATGGCATCGGTGTTGAGGATTTCAGCGCGGACGGTTATCAACGTGGAGCGCGGCTATCATAGGCCTAATGTGAGTTCGAGAATGAAGCTCGAAGCATTGCAGAGGAAGTACCGGGAGGCGAAAGAAAATGACATTCATCATTCACGACATGACGGGCACGCAGACGGACTGCGAGAAGCCTCTTAGCCGGAAGAAATTGCGCCAGTTGTGCTGCCGCAATAAGCCAGTGTTCTCGGCGCGGAATCTGGAGAGACATACCGGAAGGTTGAGCAAGGCCACCAAGGAGCGGATGCGGGAAACCGAGGCCGAGCAGAAGCGTGAGCGCGCATTGCAACTGGCCGGTGTACCGGGAGAGGACCGGGGACCGGACGGCGATCCGTTGACTGGCACGAGCGTATTCAAACGGCTACGCGGGATGTTTGCGAACATGACGCAGCGGTTCCAGCGCGCGCAAGCGAGGGGTAACTGATGGCAACGGCACCAGTGAAGTCAATTCCTCAGCCACTCGGCGGAATCGAAATAAAAAAGGGCATCGCTGTCCGCATGACGCAGGGACTCCCCGCTGACGTTGCCGAGCCGTTGCGGGAGCAGATCATTGCAGGGCTGGGAAAGACGTGCTCGCTGATGGCGAACGCCGCGTATGCGAAGTTCAAGGCGACGTGGCGTCTGGCGTGGTGGCGCAGAGTGCCGCACTTGCTCGAATGTGGATGGTGGGTTGATTACGAACTGAACGACTTCGGCAGGGTTACTCGTGGCGGCATTGGCGGCGGTTCTTGGGGTGACATTCCCAACGGAGCGACGAAGCTCTCAGGCGTAATCGAAGAAGCTCCCCCTGACCGCTTCCGCCGCGAGACTGACCAGCCCATTCCCAAGCCAACGGAGATCAAGCCGCCGGAGCCGGAGAAGTCTACGTTCTCGCGGTCTACGCGGGGCAATGGAAGGCGGAGGCAGGTATGAGTGATTTAGTAACGATTCGCCTTTCCCCATTCGAGGCGCTGATTTTGGCGACAATGGTAAAAGAGGCCAACGATCAACTCATGCAGCAGGTGGACGAACTGGACACCGACCAACGCTTCTTTCTGGCGACGATTCAAGGAATAGGTAAGCAGCTCCCGGTGGTTCCAGCATGACCTCCAAGCAGCTTGACCGTCTGCTCTCCATCATCGACCGCGCCGTAAAAGTTGCCGAACGCTGGGCAGATCGGGAGTATCCTGAAACCGATGAAGTCGAAGCCACCATCAGCCGGGTTGGAGATCGTGCGCTCCCGCAAAGCCGTGAAGAGTACAACAACTTCGAGCCGCGGGAAGATCCAGTCGAAGCGTTCGCCAGAAGGATCGGCGCTCGCTCGTAGCGGCGGGTCCAGAGAGTCAACGGCCATTCTCCGCCGTCTCGACATCGACCCTGCAGAAGTGGCGCTCATGCCCCGCGAGCCCGCCGAAATCCTTACCCGGTGTCTTGGAGGCGGAAAGAATCTCCCCCGCCAGCGCATCCTGTCGTTTGCCGCTGTCTCGAATGATCCCGTGGCCGTGACATTTATGAATGCCATCCGCAAGATTCGTGCGCTTGACCTGAAGCAACTATCGTTTGAGGCGATGTGTGTCAGAGCCCGAGTAAGTCCCGTAGCGCTCATGGGGGCCGTAGTGGTAGCCGCTAGGTCTATGAAGGCTCAGGAATCGGCCCTCAAGGCAATTCTGGCCCATCCAGAGGTAGTACAGGCGACGGTGGACGCCGCCACCGAGGGAACCCCGGTCCTAGTGGGCGGCAAGCCGGTCTTCGATGAGGAGGGAAAAGTCTTGCGCTACGATCATGGCGACGTGGCGGCGCAGCGGATCATGCACGAAGCGGTCGGATTTCTGCCGTCGAAGAAGGGCGGCGAAGTGAATATTAACTTCGGGCTGGGACGGCCAGCGGAAGAGCGCGATGAAGACTCGGACGCCGACGAAGCATGGGACGAGGCGTTTCCGCCGCTGGGCGATGAAGTGAAAACGTGGAGTGCGGATAAACATAAGCTATTGGAGGGCGGGAAGTGAAAGTCTACGACCTCTATTGCGGACTAGGCGGCTGGGCGGAAGGATTTCTCGCCGAGGGGTACGACGTGACTGGATATGACATTGAGGCGCACGATTACGGGACCGGGGGCTATCCCGGCACGCTGATCCTCAGAGATGTGCGATCAATCACTGGCGAGGAGTGCAAAGATGCGGCGTGTATCGTAGCTTCGCCGTCCGCGCCTTCACCGTCCAGCGTGAGCAGGAGATTTCCGAGGTCGAGGAAGAGATTACTTGGCTCAGTGAGAAGTTATTGCGGATTTCTATTCCAGATGCGGCATCCCGCATCCTAGCCGTCGAGCAAGCACGTCTGGCCGAGTTACGCCGTGGCATGAAGGAAGGGAGCGAGTGATGGTTCGTATTTGTGTAACCGTGGCGGATGCTGGAATGGCTGCTAATGTTGGCGGTCCTGTGCAGGTGACAATGCGCACCTTTGATGTCGAGAATGCTGAACTGGAATCGCTTCTCAATATCGGAAACAGCAATGGCTACATCCAAGCTCACGTTAGCGGAGCCGAAGTGATAACCGGAAAACCGACCGAGCAGTGAGGTGGGAGAACGGGGAGGGAAGCAAATGAAGCACATAATCAGCCTCGGAGCAGGGGTCCAGTCGAGCACGATGGCGCTGATGGCTGCTGCCGGTGAGATTACGCCGATGCCTGACGCTGCGATCTTTGCGGATACACAGGCCGAGCCAAACAGCGTCTATATCTGGCTGGATTGGCTGGAGAAGCAATTACCGTTTCCCGTGTACCGTGTCTCTAAGGGCCATCTGGAAAGCGATATGACTCGCCGTAGAACCGCCAAAGATGGGCACACCTATATCAAGCAGGGCCTTCCCTATTTCACGTCGGTGAACGGCAAAAAGGGTCAGGTGCCACGTCGTCAATGCACCTACGATTACAAGATCGCACCGATTTCCAAGAAGGCGCGTGAGATCGGCGGCATAAAGCGCGGCCAAAAGACCGTGGGTATTATCCAGTGGATAGGTATTTCTACTAACGAAGCGACCCGCATGAAGGACAGCCGGGAGCCTTGGCAAGAGAATCGCTGGCCGTTGATTGAAGCTGCAATAAGTCGGACTGATTGCTTGAACTGGATGCAGCGGCGCGGTTTTCCGCAACCTCCGAGATCAGCTTGCGTGTTCTGCCCTTATCATTCAAATGAAGAATGGAAGCGCCTGCAGGATCAGGAACCGCAAGCCTTCGAGAGAGCGGTGGCCTTCGAGAGAGCGGTGGCAACGAATGATAATCACAGAACTGGACTGTTCTTACACCCATCGCTAATCCCCATTGACCAAGTCAACTTCACTGCCAACAAAGATGCGCAGATAAACCTGTTTGAGAACGAGTGCGAAGGAATGTGCGGAGTGTAGTCGAGAGCGTTCGCGGGGCGCAGAAGTGGGTCGGAAATGCACGGTGGCACTACGGCAGCTTCTACCTGTGGGGTGATGTGCCGGCGCTGATGCCGCCAATAAATCACCAGAGGATTGTCGGCTATTCGGACCCGAGGCGCAACGGCGGGAAAGGGGCGCATCTGACGAGCCAGCGTGAAAATGATGGCCGCAAGGTTCCCGGTATGAACTGGAGCAGGCACGGCGACCCCGATTACAAGCCGCAGGGATTCAACGTGACCGCCGCACAGCGATACCGGGAAGAGTTCAAAGTCACAGAAGACGGCGTTAAGGGATTTACGCCGAACGGACAACCGCTGGGAAAAAATACACTCGGTCGAAGATTTGGAAGCAAATCAGATTCCCGCAAGGCCGCATCCGCCATGATCGCAAAGATTCCCTTTCCGCTTTCCTCGCACATCGCGCGTTGCTTCAAACCGCAGGGAACCGATGTACAGCGATAAGGTCGTCGCCGCTACAATCCGAGACTTTGAACTGCGCAACGGCTGGGAGCCGCAGATGCACTCGGTCGGCGAGTGCGATCACATGGTTGAGGAGATAGCGAAGTATGCGGATATGTCGCAATCAAAAACCGGAGCGCGGTCGTACTTCTTCTGGAAGGACGAAAAATCTCCCTCACCGGCGACAGTCAAAAAGATCAAGCGATGGATCACCAACGAACGGTTCCTGAGCTTCGCCTCGGCTGAGTATTTCGTCACCCGCTACGCTTTCATCCGCGCCGCGAACACGCAGATCGTTCACTTCGACTTCCGGCTCGCTCAGAAAATCTTTCTCGCGTTCCTTGCTGAGTGCGACGACCTCCAGATAGCGATTCAGCTTTTCATTTTGAAGGCGCGGCAGTTGGGCGTCTCGACGGTCACGGCTCTGTTCTTCCTGCACCGGATTCTCTACGTTGCGAACACCTACGCGGTCATGGCGTCTGTGCAGGTTCCGCAATCGCAGAAGTTGAAGAACATGATCGACACCTGTCAGGAGCGGCTTCCGTTCTGGCTCCGCGTTCCGCAGTCGTCTATCAAAGTCACTGAGCCGCGCTGGACGAATGGCTCTCGTCTTTCGGTTCAAGCTGGCGCGCAGGAAGTCGGTATCGCGCAGGGTGATTCGCCCTCATGTATTCATATCTCAGAGCTGGGCGACTATACGAACCCGGCGCATACGCTGGACGAAGGTCTGTTTCCCGCGTGTCATCAACTGCCGTCGCTTTTCATGGTGCTTGAAGGAACGGGTTCGACGGCTACGACGTGGCAGAAAGAGAAGTGGGAACTCTACTCATCGGGTCGTGGCCGGTTCAAGGCATTCTTCATCCCCCCGGCCTGTGCGACAGACCTGTACCCGCCGGAGTCGTGGTTGCGGCAGCATCCGGTCCCCGAGCCATGGAACGAGCACGTAACGGACGCTACGCGCAAGATGCGGCGCAGGGGAGAGCTTTACGTTCGCTCGACGGACTATCTCTGGAAAGTGCTGGGCCAGCGTTGGGAGATGCCTAAAGAGTTTCAGTGGTTCTGGCAGTGCGGCTACGAAGAGGCAATCGCTGGACACACGGAGCGGGAATTCCTCGCCGCCAACGCCGTCACCCCGGTAGATGCTTTCCAGTCGAAAGACGATCCGGTGTTCACACAGGAAACGATCACGCTGGTAACCGATGCGCGGGAAAAGAACTACGCGGCTTACGCGATCACAGGCCGCACGATCTTGATGGGCAATGAGAACAAGCCTTACGAGCCCGATCCTGTGGACGTGAATCCGAACGAGCCGAACATCGTGCTCGACTGGACTGGTCTGGACGACAACCAATACCGCTGGAGCCTTGTGCCGCTGCGCCAGTTCGACGATTCGACTGACGAGCCATGCTTCGACAAGCTGCTGATCTTTGAGGAGCCGCAACCAGGGGCGGAGTACGCGATCTCGATTGACACTGCGCATGGGCTCAATCAGCCCAACGAAGATCGATCGGCGCTACGGGTGAGCAAATACGGACACAGCCGCGACCCCGACATAATTGTGGCAAGTTTCAATTCTCTCCGCGTGAATTCCCCCCAGATGGCGCGTATCGCTGCTGCTGTAGCCGTGTTGTATGGGAGCGATGGCAGGGGAAATGTTATTTCATCGAATCCCTTGCTGGCGAGATTCATCATTGAGCAGGTACGCAAGCCCGGTGACGAGTGTATGCACCAACTCAAGATCATGGGATTTCTCGATCACCACATCATGCACCGCTACGACTCGAAAGGAAATATCGACCCGAACAAGGGAACTCAGGAGGGATGGTTCACGCGGACCTATACGCGAGCGATTCTTCTGAGTCGGTACGTCGATGCGGTTAACACTGGATGGTTGATATTAAATGATCCGATTTCCATTCGCCAATTAGCCACGTTCGTTCGCAAGTTCGATGCAAGCGAAGGGAGAAGCGCAGCCGCTCGCATGGAACATGAAGTCGGACAGCACGACGACGGGATATTCGGAGATGCGTTATGTTGGACGGCACTACACGATGACGAAAACTCCGCTCAGAGAATTCAGTCTAGGTGGCCGCTGGAACCGCGGATCAAGAAGGCTCTCGAAGATGGGTGGTCCGAAAGGTCAATCCTTGTTCCGGGCTACTGAAAGGTATTCAATGGCAGCAAGCAATATCTCCACTTTTTGCGCGAGTATCTTTTCCCGATTTGCTTTGTAGTATTTGCGCGAATATGCGTTCTTCTCTTCTCTGTGGGAAGCATGATATTTGCGCACGGCAGCACGCGCACGCTCTTTGGCGTTGTACACTTTGTCAGATGGGGTTGGCATTGACGGCTCCCTAAAGCCTGAGATGTGCGGATGCTCAAACATCCACAGCCCCATTATATCTTGCCGTTTGCTCTCCGACGATGTAAAGTTTGTTTCAGCATGAGCGTCCAGTTAACAGGCAAAGAGCGCACCGTAGTCTACAAGGATTTGGACAGCGGAAGGATTTTATCCTTCGGCGTGGCTGGCGCACCCCCGCTGCACGTCCCGCCGGGTATCCGCTACGAGACTATCGAGTGCCTGCACGCCTCAGACCTCGACCGCTTCATGGATCAGTACCGCCAACAGCACATCGAAGACGAAGAACGGGCCGCAGTCTCGAAGCTCGAACGCGAGCGCGGTTTCCGCAAAGCTGTGCGTGACGCGGTAATCGCACGCAACGCGCATCTGGACCAATTCAACCGCGATGTGAACCTGCGGATGCTGGACGCGCAGGACAAGCTCTACGAGCGCATCCTGAGCCAGCGGATGAGGGCTATACCTCAACTGGCGGCAGAGCGGTACGAGCAGGGCGGCGATGATACGCGCATCGTGAAGGATGGGCGAGCGGGGAGATTGAGCCAGTGAGGATTGAAGAGCCAGAGCGCGTCCTTAGCTGGCAAGCAAATTGGCGCAAGAAGCGCCGAGCCGATATGACTCCAGAGGAACTGGAGAAAGCTCGCGCCGAAGATAAAGAGGGTGCGCGTCGTCGTTATCATGACCCTAAACGAATCGAGCATTTCCGCGAAAGAAATAGACTTTGGCATCGGAATCTTGTATCAGATAAAAAGGATGCAAGAAACAAGCAAAAGCAAGACCATGCCAGGGCGAGACGGAAGAGCATGACTCCTGCGGATAGGGAAGCCGAGAATTCCTACCAGAGAGCGTGGAAGTCTGCGTCCGAAGAGAGGAAAGAGTCTTTTCGCCAAAAGAACCGCGAATGGTACGCAAAGAGAGACGCCGATCAGAAGAAGCACAAAAATGAGATAGAGAAGGCTCGTCTTGCTGCTAGAGACGCGGAGAGAAAGGTTCAAGATAAGGCCGTAAAGGCTGTGTGGAAACACGCCCATAGAGAAGTGAGCAGGAAGGCGAATCGGAAGCGCAAGGCGGCGGCTAGGATAAGGGGAAATTTCACCGCCCAAGAATGGACCGCGCTTGTTGAATACTGCGAGCATCGCTGCCTCTGCTGCGGTAAACGGGAACCAGAAATAAAGCTGACCGTCGATCATATTGTTCCACTGATTAAAGGCGGCTCAAACACGATTGAGAATTTGCAGCCGCTATGTGGCGTATGTAATTCAAAGAAGGGCACTTCAATTATAAAGTATGAGGTGCTATATGCTGCGTGAGGACGATGGGAAGGTTTTATCTTGGCAAGCCCCGCCGCGTGAGACGCCGAGATACCAAATCGCTGGCTGGATGGCCGACCTCGTTGCGACTGGCGATGCCTGGGTCCAGAATCAACCCGGTATTGCGAACCTCACAAACGACATTCAGCTTTTGATGGGCACCGGCCAAGACCGGGATATGCCATCGAACCTTCTCCAGCCGGACATCCGCTCATTCATCGAAACGATTACCGACCTCCGCCAGATTGCGACGATGGGATCGAAGGCGGAGCAGTCAAAGAAAACCGTCGCGCTCTATAACGACATTTTCAAGTTCGTGTTTTGGGATTCGCTCTACGTTCCGAATACTCGTAAAGCTCTTCAATGGGCCATGCTTGGTCGCGGCTACAAGTGGCAGAAGTTCTCTCGCCCGTGGCACAACGGCGGCGTGGCGAAGATGAAATTTGAAGCTCTGGGGCCGAGGGAATTCTTACCGGACCAGCTTCCGCACAACGGCGACTTGGACGATGGTTATGCGGGGACGATTGTGTTCCCGATGGGCCTCGCCGAAGCGCACGCGCGGTTCCCGCGATTCCAGCAATGGCTCACGCCGATTTCGCAGTATGCGCGAACGGGAGTCAACGTAACTCCGAACATGCTTCGCCGGTACGAGTTCTATGACAGGTGGAGATTCGGCGGGTCAAGTAATTCCGATTGGGTCGAGAAATATTGTGTTCCGCTTGATTCGGAGATTCTTACCAAGGACGGATGGAAGAAGCACGATGAACTAGTCATCGGCCAAGAGGTCATGGGATACAACCAAACCACACGCAGGTGCGAGTGGACGAAGTTGAACGCCATCAACGTTTTCCCAGAACAGAAAGTCTACTGGTATAAGAGCAGTAAATTCTCAGTTCGATGCACTCGCCACCATCGCTGGGTGGTGCGGAAAAGGGCGTCGCTAAAGTCAAGGAAAAATCGGCCAGAGCAGTTCTACAGGGAAACTTCAGAATTCGCAACCATTGACGACTGTTCAAACGCCTCGATTCTGATTCAATCCGCGCTTGCTCCCAGTGGTCCCGGCCTTCAGGGTATCGATGTCGGAAACTATATCCGTAAAGGCAAAGCTGTTGAGATGGTCCTTCAAATGACTTCAGGGGAAAGAAGGGCATTCATTCTCGGGATGCTATTTGGCGAAGGGAACAGCCGGACGCATGGTGATGGAGAATATCATTACGAATCGTTTGCGCAACTTCCGGGGCCAGTGTACGACGCTATGAAGTTGGCTTGTGCCCTTGAGGGAATATCCACCGGAATAGGGAGGAAGGTAGGCGAAGGGTCTGAAACTAGGACATTTTCGTTATTCCAAAACCCTCACAGGAGAACGGAGTTCAAGCGAGAGGAATGCGAAACGCAGGACGTGTGGTGCCCGACCACGGGGCTAGGAACGTGGCTAATGCGTCAGGGTGACGTAATAACTATCACCGGAAACTGCGAGCTGCGCTATCACTTTGTCCATGATTTGCGAATCAACGATACCGGCTACATGCAGCAGATGGGCGTAGACGGAACGAGGTGGGGATACCAAGTGCCTTCGCTGGGCGACCTGATCGTGACGGTCAATCCGCAAAACAGATTGCCGCAGAGCCGGAAAGCTGAGATTGCCGATTGCCGGATGTACCCGCAACTTCGGCTGGTTATTACTTCGCCGTCTTGCCCGGTCCCGCTTTACGACGACACCGCCTTTGACTGGCACGGCAAGATACCAGTCACGCAGCATGACGTGAACGATTGGGTGTGGTCGCCGATGGGCTACTCCATCGTGAGCGGCATTCGGGGCTTGGAGGTTGCCAGCCGCGACCGCCTATCCGACATCAACACTGTGAAGGCAATTGAGAAAGACCCTCCGCTTGGCTCTGACGTTTCGACCGGCGTCTCTCGGACGCAGATGGACAAGCTCGATCTTCTTCACGCTCAGGGCGTGAGAATCGGCGGCAAGGGCGATCCTTCGAAGTGGACGAAATCTCTCTTGCCGGAGTCCCTGAAAATCGACGAGACGGATTTTAAGACTGTCGAAATGCTGCGGTCATCCATCAAAGCTGCTCTCGGTCTGACGGACATTGCTTCGATGCGCGAAGTCAAGGGCAACATGAGCGACCAGGCGATGGACAAGATCATCGAGAATCTTGGTCCGGTGGCAAAAGGCATCGCGGTAAATCAGTGGATTGCGAACTCTAAAGACGCGGAGATGCTGAAATACAACATCGCTCAGTATTTCACCGTGTCGATGATTATGGACATGATCGGCCCGGAGGGAGTTGGAGTCGAGACGTTTGACAACGATCCCAATTCTCTGGTTCCGTCGCATCTCCCCGGCGAGGATACAGGCAACGCCAGCGCCCACACGCGGCAGGAACGCGCGAAGTGGTACTGCGAGCGGATGCGCGTAATCAACACGCCGGCACAGCTTTTGAACGTGACGCACATTCAGGAGCGGATGCTCCAAATGTACATCGTGCAACAGCATCTTCCCGTTGACCTCGAAACGACAATGGAGAAGATCGGCGTTCCCGATTATCAGGTGCGGCATGAGAAGTGGAAGGAAGAGCAGCTCGCCGATGAAATCTGGAAACTCGAAGTGGCGAAGGCGGTGCAGGACAAGATGAAGTCGCTCGGCATCGAGCCGCCGCCGGACCAAGGCAAAGGGCAAGGTGCGGGTGGTGGGCGCAAGCCAACCGGCAAGACGGCGCATCATCCAGAGCAAAAAGGCAGTAAATCGGGACAGGTTCGCGTAGTCAATTCCAGTTCGTAGCTTTGGAGGCAACATTGGACACCCGCACACAGATCGAGAAAGACCTTGGGATCGAAGTAGTCAAACGGGAAAAAATCGTTTCCTACCGCGAAACCGTGGCTCTCCGCAACAAGGACCGCATCCCCGAAGCCATCGCTCATATCCAGTCAATGATTCATCGCGGTAGGGTCACGGGGAAGGTCAACGTGAACGTCAATCAGGGGGGCGTGGTGAACGTTCTGACGGAACAAAATGGCCGGGTAAAGCTAGGCTCCGAACTCGACGATTTGACCGATCAGGTATTTCGTCTCGAAAATAATGGTGTTGACAGGAAACCGGATACGGCGTAACGTCTGATTTTAGATTACCGATTCGAGAATCCAGTTTCACTCCTTTGGAGACAGAAACGGCCTCAGAGCGCGAATGGCTTTGGGGCCGTTCGCTTTTTAGGGCGAAATTCAACCAAAGGAGAAGCATCATGGCAAAGGGCAAAAAGGGAATGCACATCAAGGGCGTCAGCGAGCACAAGGGCCGTGGCAAAAAGCGCGGTCGCAAGGTCCGTGGTCGGAAGCACGGGAAGAAGTAGTAGCTGACCCCCAATGGCTACGTCAATGCCCAATCCGCAGGCTGCTACCGCTCCACCGGGCGGAGGGCAGCCTGCTAACCCTCTGACGGAAACGCTGGGGAAGATTGCGATGCTGCTCAAGCAGGTTGCGGCACAGAACACCTCCGTACAGGAACCCCTCAACGCAGCAGTGCAAAACATAGTGCAGGCGATTCAGATGTCCGCGCAGGCGAGTCCCAGTGCGCCGCAGCAGCCATCAGCGCCGATGCAGTCTTAGGAGAAGAAAATGACTGTTGAAGAAATTTTAAACGATCTTGGAGTCACTGTAGATCCCGCGAAGACCGCAAATGTTGCGAAGTGGAATACGACGCTTGCCGCAACCGAATCGGGCGCAGCGCAGAAGCTGGCCGATGCTCAAAAGCAGTTGAAGGACGCGCAGGATTTGCAGCGCGTGATCGACGACAACATCGCAAAGTCCGGCCTCACCGAAATGAACATGGCGCAGTTGCAGGCAAACAACGCCGCGCTCACCGCCGCTCTTGCCTCGCGTGATGCCGCGATCAAGTCAATCAAGGATCAGGGCTTCACGGGCATCACGGTCCCCGATCTTCCCCCGCTCGCAACGGCTCCTGCGAAAGACCCGGTGAAGGAACTGACCGACAAGCTCATGGGCGGATTTGCGGCGATGGGGCAGACCATGAACGAAGTCAACCGCTATCAGCGCGTGTTTGGCGCTCCGCTTCCCGAAGACCCGGCTACACTAGCAGACCGCGCGGTTGCGGCTGGATTCAAAAACGTCCGCGCCTACATGGAGCAGACGTACAAGGTCTCCGAAAGGGAGCAGGCAACTGTCGCCGCAGCGCACAAGAAAGAAGTCGACGATGCGGTGGCAGCAGGTGTCGAGGAATACAAGGCCGCGCACCCGATTACGACCGGGCACCCGGAGCTTGGCCCCGGCGTCCCATCGAACTTCCCGAACATCCCCAAGCCCTCCGATGCCGCGGGCGTGGCAAAGTTGGCCGGAATGTCGCCGATGGAAAAGATTCGCACGGCACGCGACCGCGTGAGCAACGAAATCAAAACGCGGATGGCTGCCGCGTAAGAAGGAGTAACGGAAAATGGGTTTGCCCAACGATCCGAGTTTTAACGTCAGGGATGCCGTCTCGCGGGAAATGCTTCGCAAGGGAACGTGCATCGACTGGTTCGGCACGAACTATCCGCTGATGACGCTTTTGCGTGAAGCGGGGATTATCGATCTCGACTTCCAGGGTACGGGTGTCCGCACTCCGGGCATCTACAACTATACGGACGGTTCGGCTACCCAACCGGGCGCGACGATCAACCCGACTAATCAGCAGCGCGTGACGGATACCGTGTACGACATCCGCTTCATGCAGTCGAACCTCATCGTTGAGCCGACCGAATACAAGCTCTACAACGCCCCCGGCGAGACGCAGGTTGCCGATCAGGAATTGATTGACAACTACTGCATGACGCAACGGCTGGAGTCGATGGTCGAGATGCAGGCGTACCAGCACGGCCAGTGGAACTCCGGTTCCGGCGTTTCGGGATCTTCTGCGGCGGGCGTCAACACCGACCGTCACCTTGCCATGAACGGCTTCGAGGAGATTTTCACCAACGGCGTCGATCCCACCCCGTTCGGCAACTTCTTCACGCTGACCGGCGGCATCACCCGCAACGGCGTTGTGGGGCAGGCGTACAACTCGACACCCTACTACTGCGGCTCGCTCGCAGGGCAGGCAGGGTCGATCAACTACTCGCACTTCCTGCTCGCCAATGCCCGTCTCGGAACTCTGGGCGCAAAGGCTCTGTGCGGATTCACCAGCTTCTACGGATGGGGCGCAATTGCGCTGGCCTTCCGGCAACAGGCGGTCATTCTGCAACTCGAAGTCAAGGAAGGCACGGACTTCGGCTGGCCCTCGGTTGACTTCAATGGCTGCAAGATTCACGCTGACCCGCTGGCGCCTTCAAGCGCGGCGTGGCAGACGTTGCCTGGGGGAAACCCCGGAGCGTTCGGCGGCGCGAGCACGGCGAAGTTCTACGACGGCGTGGGCGGCACAACGCAGCTTACCCCGTTCCTGACGCCGACGTACAAGCTGAACGGCGTCAATGTGGGCGCGGGAACGGCATCGCCGACCGGCTCGAACATTCCTTCGGCTACCACGATCAACCCCGGCGAGGTCTTGTGGTTCATCGACCCGTACTCGCTGGTCGCTTTGAAGCCGAAGGCGGGTTCCGGGTGGAACATGGACTTTGACGAGAACCGGATTCCGAACAACATTTCGTCCTCGATCCGCTACCTCCGTTACGCGACAAATATCTTCGGAGACCAGCCGACACATGGGCTGCCGCTCTTCGGATTCAAAGGAGTGGGACAGTAATGGCACAAGTTCCTTTCAATGCGGTCTACCTCGGACCCTACGCCGTCTACACGTCGCCCACTGGCATGTCCAGCCCGATCACGGGCACGCCATACCTCGGCGGCACCCTGCACGAAGGTGACTACGTTGACCTGACACTCAGCGAAGCCGCGCAGTGGAACATCGCCTACGGGAACAAGCTCTATCCGGGCCGCTATCGGTTCGTGAGGGTTTCGCCGAATGCGACGTACTCGAACTTCGGGTTTGGCTATCCCGTGGGCTACGGCCTTGGCACCTACATCGACAATGCCATTGTTGTCGCCGGGGGCACCGGGTACGTCATCACCGCAACCGGCTCAGGAACCGGCACCGTGGCGATCAATTCTTCGACAGCCGGCGGGACGGCCGCAACCGTGAATCTCACGCTGTCGGCGGGCGTCATCACTTCGGCGCAAGTCACTTATGCGGGCGCGAACATGACCTCCGTCCCGACATTCACTTTGTCGAGCGTGCTTTCGACCGGCTCGGGTGGGTCGGTGGTCGCACAGCAGCATGAGAGCCCGAACTTCATCAGCTCGTTCGATTCAAGCTCTGGCAATCTTGTCGATGTGCGCGGTATCGCTCTGACCACGTTGACGGCGGCTCAGATCAGCGCGGCGGCCTGGATTCTGATTCAGGAACTCGGCGATGCGCCGCTGTACGTGACCACGGCCACGGCAACCGCCTCGGGCTCGGTAGCGAGCGCGGCAACGGCTGCGGCGGTGACGACCACGACATCGGCAACCGCGCCGACGCTTGGCTACATCGGCAACACCATCGACATTGCAGCCGCAACGTCATTGACGCGCGTGCGCTTGCGCTTGCCCGTAGTGCAGGGATAGGGGGACCATTGAATACCAGCTATGTGTTTCCTGCGGCGGAGGTAGGCGAGATTCGCAATGCCCTGCTCTACGCGAGCGGTCCTTCGTCCTACGTCTCCGCTGGCGATCCGGTCTACAATCCGGGTTCCGGCGAGTACATCAACTTCCCGTCCGACTGCACGAGCCTGAGCGGAAACTACAAGGTGCGCTTCATCCCGCTTGCTGTGGGTTACAACCAAGTCCGGGCCGGGGGCGGCGTGGGCGGTCCCTCGGTCTCTGGCTGGACGGCGGTGTGGGAGTATTCGGGAGCCAACGGAAACACTCCCGTCGCCGGTGTGCCTCTGTCTCTCGGACCTCTTTCCGCTGCCGCTACGACCAGCGCGTTCACTGCCAACGGCGTTGGGACAATCGTGGTTGCCAATTCGCTTCAGGTGGGGCAATTCGTCGTTCTCTCCGGCGGCGCAAGCGCAAAGTCGATCTTCCTCAATGGCGTGATGGTGCAGGTGACGGCGGCCAGCGCGACGCAGTTCAGTTTCAACTACGGTCCCGCGAAAGCACTCAGCTACGCTTCTGCTGCAGATGCGGCTCTCAAGTTTCAGGTCGTACAAGCCGCGTCTGGAAACCCATTACAGGCGGTTGTGTCCGGCGGCGCGGTAACCAGTGTTGCGGTCGCGTCAGATGTGCTCACTGTCGTCCAAGCCAACACTTTCTCTGTTGGACAGTTTGTGGTCCTGCAAGGTCTCGTTGCTGGCGAGGTTCCGCAGGGAACGGTCGCGCAGATCGTCACGGCATCCTCGACGGGTTGGACGGCGAACCTACAGGCCGCTAACCTGAGCGCGACAACCGGCGAAACCGGCACCGCTTCGCTGCTGGTGACGAACGGCGGGGCTCCAATCACGACAGCGACCCCGGCAAGCATCACGAACACTTTGGCGGTTGCCGCCGATGCGTCGCACTCCGGCCTCTTCACCTTGACGGCGACGCAGAACTTTGTGCCGGGCGAGTTGATTGTGGTGCAGGGTGTCACGACCAACACGGTCCTGAACGGCAGTCTGGGAACGGTGATTGCGACCGGCCTGACGAACCAACTCATCAAGGCGAACGGCTGGACAGCCATTGCGAACACATCCGCCGACGGCGGGACCGCGGCGGTGCTGGTGACAGGCGCTCCGGTGAATGGCAATCAGGTGGCAGCGGGAACGAATTTGAGCGCAGAGCAGGTACAGTTCGCGGCGCTGGTATCGAGTTTGTAGGCCGTCATCGCGGGTGGCCCATCGGGGCGGGTGGCAAAAGCCGCTCGTCCCTTTTTTTAGGGAGTGAGAATGTCGCTGTACACGGTCAGCTTCAACTTAACCCGGTTGGTTCCAGATACGCCTCTATCGCGTGCTCAGACGGGTGTGCGCCGCGCTCTTGAGGCGATCTACAACCAAACTGACTGGTCGTTTCAGAAGGGCTTTGCGGGGTGGCTTGCTCCGGGCGTCGTCTTCAACACTGGCACCTTCACAACGACTCCATACTCGAATCAAGTCATCGCCGATGCGACGGCGACCGCTGTGCTCATCGCCTACACTGGACGCCCGTTCATCACGCAACTTCAGTATCGCAACCCGGCCTTCGCCATTTACGACATCGTTGGATACGACTACAACACCATCAACCCCGGCTTCGTGACCCTGACTCTGGACCGTCCGTGGATGGAGCCGGGATCGGGGAGTGGCCAGCCTTACTACATCTACCAGCACTACTTCGTGTCGCCGGTACAGGACTTCAGGAAGTGGATTGCGATTCAAGATTTCACCAATGACCAGCCGCTAGACTTCTGGAGCCTGACACGCGCCGACCTTGCGAACCTCGACCCGCAGCGGCAAGACCAGTCGCTACCGACCAACGTTGTTCCTGCCGGAATCGACCAGAGGCCGGGGAGTTCGACTTACGGCTGGCAGCGCTTTGAGCTGTACCCGTGGCAGGGCAATCTCACGCCCTACACGCTGACGTACCGGCGCAGGGGGCAGTTGCCGGAAGTGGTGACTGACTGGATGAGCATGTATCCCGAAGCGCCAATCACCGATAACATGGTCGAGTTCAAGGCGAAAGAAATTCTCTTCATGGACAAGGCAGCGGAGATGGAAGCGAAGACTCCGAGCTCGGGCAAGGGCATGATGCTGCTCTCGACGATGGCGCAGAAAACGTACTACGAATACTTCGGGCAAGTGCTCTCGATTGACCTGAACCTTGACGGGGAAAACTTCACGCACACGAATCAGCCGGGCAAGTGGAATGGCAGCGGTGCCTTCGCCACATACTCAGGCAAGTTGCAAATCGGTGGGTATCCAACGCGAGGGGGCGTGTAATGCAGCTACTTCAGATCACAGCAACGGCGACGGGAACAATCCCGGTCATTCCGCGCACGACAGAGATTATGCCCACGGTCCCTTTTCAGTGGGTGACGGTCCAAAACAACGGTTCACACAATATGCGCTTCGGGGATTCGAGCACGAGTGCGACAAAGGGAATCCTCATCACGCCGGGGGGATCGATGACCTTTGGGCCTGCGCAGCACGAAGGCCAGAACTTGAATGAGTGGTTCGCGTATATCGTGAACACCGATACCTGCGACATAATGTTTCAGGAGTAGCGGATGTGGCAACTCCTTTCACCTGGCTCACGAAAACCGCTGCAATCCAAGCCCTTCAGGGGCGGCTCAAAGTCACTGCGGCGAATCCGGGTCTGTGGACGGCGGCGGAGCTTTGGATGCTGCTGACCGAAGGCCTGAGGCATTTCAATGGCCTCACTGAGCAGTGGAACGCACCCTTCAACATCAACAATGCCCAAGGTCAGTGGATCAACACCGGGACGCTGACCGGATCACCACGTCTGCGCTCGGTGACCGACCAGTACCTATACGGCCAGATGTGCTCGATGCTTCTAGAGCCGCAGTTGAACGCGGGGACCTGGGCGGGGACTAATCAGTTCACCTTCCAGAATCTTCAATACTGCCTCCAGAAACGGACTCAGGAGGTCATTCAGGCGACTTCGTGTAATATCGCACTGATTTCTCCCGTCAACTCGACCCCCGGAACTCGCAGATCGGTGCTGCCGGATACGGTGCTAGAACCGCGCAGGATTCGTTTTATGGCGCTGATGGCCCAGACCACCGGCACAGCCCTATTCGGCGCGTCTCAGATCAACGTAGGGGCGGCAACGGGCATTGCGGCGGGGCAGATAATCACGGGAACGGGGATTCAGGCGGGAACCTTTGTGACTGACATCACAGGGCTTGCGGTGTCGATCAGCTTGCCCACTCCCGGGGCGCTGGCAGGGTCGGCGGTGCAGTTCTGGCGGCCTATTACCTTGACCCGCGAAGATGCGCTAGCTTTCCAGTCATTCGAACCGGAGTACCTTCAGACGGTCGGTTTTCCGCAGTCATGGGCGATTGCTTCGGAGCCTCCGCTGGCGTTCGATGTGGACATTGCTCCGACCACGCCGGGGAACTTCGAGGTACTGGCGCTGAACGCTGGTCCAACGTTCGCTCCGCCGGCTGCTTCGCTGCTTGGAGTGCCGGATGACTGGGCCTTGGTGCCGATGTACGGGGCGCTGGCGGATGTATTGGGAATGGAGTCGGAAGCGACGGACAGGCAGAGGTCGGCATACTGCATGGAACGCTATACGCAGATGCTCGAAATGATGAAGGGGTCGAACTGGCTCTTGCAGACGCTCATCAATGGGAAGGTAGCCGATGCAACGTCTCTCGCGGAGATGGATTCGTTGGCGGTGGGTTGGCAGCAATCTCAGCAGAATTTGCCCTCGGTGGTTGAGGCGGGGATGGACTTGATCGCGCCGGTTCCGGGGAGCGGGCAGTTGGTCACGCTGCAACTCGTAGGCAACGCGCCGCTCCTCGATTCGACGAATACCTACGTCCAGTGTTCGAGGGATGATTTTGAAGCAATTTTGAACTACGCTCAGCACGCGGCGATGTTCAAGTGTGGGGGGGGGGAGTTTGCGGCGACCATGCCGCTGCTCAAGGACTTCTACCGTGCGGCTGTAGCGGTGAACAAACGCTGGGCCACGTATGGTGTGTTTGTGGAATTGCTGAGAGCGCAAGGCAAGAAGCAGGACGAGGCTAAGCCGAGAGAGGCTGAGAGCAATGAACCAGCGTGACGCGGTGAGCAGGGAGGGGGCCATGCCAGTAGACAGATTTCGCAGCAAGGAAGCGTACCGGAAATCGAGAGCATATCGCCACATTCACGGCATCAAGAGTCACGCGAAAGGCGTCGTGGTGGCAGGGAAGTATCACGAGGTCAAGCACGGGAAGAAAAAGACACGCAGGAAGGGAAGCGGCAAGCGATAGATGGCGATTGAATTCCACGGCCTCGATCTAGCTCATCCGATCAATCGGATCAGGGCTGGATTCTGCGCTCTGGCCGTCAATGTCCGCGCTTTCCTTCGTGGCGGCTTCGCGCTGCGCAATCCCCTGAGCGCGGCGCTCTACACCCTCTCTGCCGCTGTACAATCCATCGCTCGGTTGAATGACACAACCCCTGCGGGTCCATCGAGCGGCTACGCAATTCTATCCGTCGATGCGGACGGAAATCTATACAACGGGAACACGAAGATCGCTACAGGGCTCTCGGGCAATCCAGTTTCGTTCGCGCCGTTTCAGCCCAATCAGTCTGTGCGCCCCTTCATGTACCTTGGCGACTCCGCCGCCGCCGGGGACGTGACGGTGACAGGCGGATTTACGTGCTCGGGGATGATTAAGGTTTCGAGCACGGGTCTGGTGCGCAAAACAGGCATCAAGGAACCGCAGTATCCTCCCATTGTCGGCGTGAACACGGTGAACGTGACGCAATGGTTGAGTCTTCCTGCCAACACGCCGCCGTGGACAAACATCTCTGGGGTGAACGCGAACTACAACTACTCAGGAAGCGACATTCAGCCGCCGTATCCGACAGCTATCGCTACGCCGGTTCCGGGCTCTACGGTCACTCTGACGGTGACGGGAACAGCCACGGTGAACCGGGCGACTCATGCGCCGGGAGATGCGGGAACTCACGCAGCGAACTATCCTGGCGACTTCATCACGTCTCCGAAGATCGTGGTATTCGCCTTCACCGACGCGGACGGAAATATCATTGCGCAATCCACGGTCAGTGGCGCTCCGCCAGTAGTAGGAAACGTAGGAGCATCGGCTACCCTGACCGTTCCCGCGGGAGCGGCGCAACTCCAAATCGGCATTAACTCTCAAGGCGGAACCTTCTCCGCGAACTCAGGGGCATTTCTTGTCGAGGCGGTCGTATCGACCTCTGCGATCACTCAGGTTGCCTCGCTTGTTGGCTTGGTGAATGCGGCGGTCTTCGGCGACTCTCCACACTCCGGGCCTGTCGCCGAGTACATTTGGAAGAATCCGAACGACGGCGGAACAGGCATTGCCCGCACTTTAGGGACGGCTCAGGCTACCGCTTCCAACAATTCCCTGATCTTCGACTCGACCCCTGAAGACGGAACGGTCCCTGTCTTGTGGTCAACTCTCGACTCAGCCGGCGCAACGGTGGGCTCGATCAACCTCTTTTCTCCGGCTCTCGAATCGGACGGGTATCAGGACTTCAATGCTTGCATCACCGGCTCGTTGTGGATTCCCCAGGGCGGCACCTACGCCATCCAGATCCAGAACAAGGACCAGATCATGTTCGGGATCGGGGGCGGAGCCACTTCGACGGGCGGAGCGGTTTATGGAGCGATGGGGCAGGCGATCACCGTGGCGAGCGGGCTTCCGTTACTCTTTGTCTCCACGCCGAACGGCACGGGCACCCACGTCACGAACACCGTCAGTGTGACGTTTCCAGCGGCGGGGATTTATCCGTTTGAGATCGATTGGGACTACTGGTATCACTCAGGGCGTTCGCTGATTGTCGAGATGGCTCCGACTCCGGGGGCGGCTGTAGCGGTGATTCCTCCGCTGCCCCAGGGAGTGAGGACGGGAGTGCGATATTGGGGCAAGTACCGCGCCACGGAAACGGGAGCGCAGTCGAATCCCGGCCAGGCTTCCCCGATTCAGCAGACCCCAGTTCTGGCGAACACGATCCTGATGCCGTATTCGAGCGATCCCCAAGCCAACAAGTGGGACTGCTACCGGCAGGATGATGCGCTGGCGAATCCGACCTACGTCGCCACAGGCCCGAACGATGGGCTTGGCGGAACGATCAACGGCGAGGTCTACAACACGGCCATCGAGGACACGCTGAGCGATCTTGCCGCCGCGAATAATCAGATTATGGCGGAAGACGACTTTGAGCCGTTTCCGTCGATCGACACTCCGAAGTCGGGAGTGGTGACTATCGTGGACGGCGTGGTGACATGGAAATCCGGCGACAAGTTCGACACTCGCTGGCTTCCCGGCACGCTCATGCTGATTGGCTCTCCCACGCAGAATGCCTATTCATTGGTGGCAAGACCGCTGAGCACGACTCAACTTGTGATTCCCAACATTCCCGACACCATCGGAACATCGGGCGGCGCGGGCGTTCCTTACGATATTGCACAGCCGAAACTGGCTCAGCAGCCATTGCCCTATCTCTTCGGCCCGACTGACAACATTCCCTTTCAGTGCGGAGTCGGCGATCCGTTGCGACCGGGAACGATTTACTGGTGCAAGGGGAACAACCTTGATTCCGCTCCCGACACAAATCAGCAGAACTTGACTGACCCGTCTGAAGCTCTGGTGAACGGGGCGATGAGTTCCGGCTACGCGATTGTGTTCTCGATCAAGAGAGCATGGGTCATGCAGCCGAATCTGGCAATGGCGACGGCAACTGCTGAAGGCACACAGGGACAGACGTGGAGTTTCAGGACCACGGAGATTAAGCGCGGCCTGTTCATTCCCCGGTGTCTCTATGTCGAGGGCAGCGGCAAGACATTGTTCCGGGTCGATGATGGGATTGAGTTCTCGCAGTCGGGCGGGCCTTCGGAGTCCGTGACAGATGAAACGCTGTATCCGCTGTTCGCGCATGAGGGATCAACCCCCACAGCGATTACGCGAAACGGCGTGACGATCTATCCGCCTGACGATACGAAACCGGACTTGCAGCAGTTCTCGGGGCAGGGGCCTTATGTTTACTACAACTACATCGGAACGGACGGCAACCGCTACACGCTGGTCTTCGACATCAACGCGATGGCGTGGGTGCTCGACTTGACGACCCCCAAGGCCACGACTCATGCCTCGAATCAGGGCCAGAGCGTGCAAGGTGTTCTGGTGGGATGTTCGGACTTCACCATCCGGCAGTTCTCAAGTTCGGGAACGGAAGCGGTGACGGGAACGGTTGCAACGCCTGCGATTGGCCTGAGAGGGTGGGGACACTGCGGCGCGTTGGTGATCGAATACACTTCGGCAGATACGGTCACGCTCACTGGAATTGTGCAGGACGCAGATAACGGGAGCTATGCTCCATCGGCCATTACCCTTCCCGCTACGACAACCCCGACCAAGTATTTTGTAAAGCCGTCTCCGAACAAATGGAAGTGGCTGAACTGGCAGTTTCAATCGACCGATCCGGCACTCAAGGTGTATATGGACGGATGCGTTGCATATTGCAAACCGTGGGGGTCTGACGCCGAGTACGAGCCGATTCAGATGTTCGGACAGAGTGGAGGCGAAGGATGAGTCAACCGAACCCGATTTCGATGCGCGTTCCTCCGAACCTGAAAGGGAAAGTTCATCCCGACGTGGAGCAGACGATCTATAACCACGATCAGCAGATTGTCGATTTGCAGACCGCGAACCAGTCTTTGAAGGCACAGATCACAGCGATTCAAACTCAGTTGAAGGGGAAGTAGATGGCAGCGATCATCGAACCAAATGCCGAAGAGCCGGCAAATATACCGTCGCGTGCCGGTGTGTCGCCCATCGGTACGACTTCGCCAAATACCGGCTCATCGGCGGATACGAATTCAACTTACGCACAGGGAGCATTTGCTTCGGGAATTGCCCAAGAGAGCGGCACCAGCTACACCGTACAGAACACGGACTATCAAGGAATCATCCAGTTCAACAACACTTCGGCTATCGCGGTCACTCTCAACTCGACGGTCAAGCCCAACTTCACTTGCAACATTTTGAACTTCGGCACAGGCGCAATCACGCTGACCACGAGCGACGGCTCGGCCATCAACCAAGGCGCATCGAGTCTGACCTTGGCCGCTCATCAGGGATGCACGATCTACTATGCGAACCGTGCATGGACGGCGTTCATCGGTTCGACCATAATCCCTGTGGTTCCCGCGAATACCGCTGCGGTGGCCGGGGAGTACCTGACGGGGTATAACTCCTCCACGGGAGCATTCAGCGTATCGACTCCGGCAGGGGTCAGCGGAACGGTGCCGCTGGCTAAGGTCACGGTTGGGGGAACGGACGGGTCTTTGACCGTAACCGCAGGAATTATTACGGCGATTGTGAATCCGACGTAGAATGGAGGCATCATGTTTGGCATCGTCCTACGAAAAGCGAGCAAACTCCCCGTGATACTTGGTGGCCGCTTCGCAGTACGCTTGATGAGCCTCTTGTGCGGTATTAAACAGGCCAAGAAATATCTTCTTTCGATTCACGCAAAATTGTATCACCGAAGGGAGGGCTAATTCTATCTTTGGCATCGATATTGGACCCAGCGGCGGCGAGAAATCGAACTACAACAATCTTGTAGCGTCGAGCGGCTTTGCGACCGGGCTCGGGGAATCAGACCTGACGGCCAGTAGCAACTTCATGCAGGATATTCTTTCCGGCGACCCGACTCGCGTCTCCAAGGCGCTTGCTCCCCAGATCAGCACCATGCAGAAACAGAACCAGCAACAGCGCAATCAGACCGCGCAGTTCGCTCCGCGCTCGGGTGGCAATGCGGCGACGGTAGCGAATCTCGGAACTTCAGGACGCAGCGACATCATCAACCTCACGGGAGCCTTGACCAATAGCGCGGCAACCAACCTGGGCTCACAGGGCGCGGGACTGCTCTCGATGGGCATGTCCGGGAATGAAGCCGGGTTCGACATGGCGACTCAGATGCAGGCGCAGCAGGCGGCAAAGTGGAACGAGATCATCAACGCTATCGGAAAGACGATTGGCTCGATTGCTTCCTTGAAGGGCGTGAAACCGGGCGCGTCTCAGGACTTGAACGCATTGGCGTCAATTCTCACGTAAGGGGTCAGAATGGCGACGAACCCGTATCTTCAAAGAGCGCACACGTTGCAGGATCAGCGGTGGGCGGACGACACGAAGTTCAAACTCGCTCCACTGTCTCAGGCTCTCCAGGCAGACCAGACGCGCCTCGCCCTCTACGCCGACCCGAACGATCCCTCAAAGGCCGTCACAGGCAAGGAAAAAGAGTACGAAGAGACGGTCAACCGCATGACGCAGACTATCGGCCAGATGCGGGGGATTCTCGGCGAGAAGGCTGGAGGCCCGAATCCGGTTGAGGCAGGCGCGGGAGACTTACTGGCGAAGCTCCACATCACGAACCATCTCAAGGCGCACGTCGCACAGGTACGTGCTCAGGACGCGGCGAAGTATCAGCAGCAGAATCAGGCGATGGCGGGACAGTACGCGCAGGGAACGCCCCCGCCGAATCCTGCCGAACTTACACCGGCCGAGGCGCACGCGGCAGCGCGGATCAAGGGCGGTCTTGACCCCGGCGCGGAGAAGACGCCCGACATGAAGCCGTACAAGCTACCGGACGGCACGAAGATGTATCTGGACGCGAAAGACCCGAGCAAGATTCCTCCAGGTGCAGTCCCGATACTGCCGGGAGATGAAAAAGCGCCGAAGGGCCTCAAGGCTCTTGAGCAGGGCGGCGTGGCTTACGGTGTGGAGGATCAGGACACCGGCAAGCAGTACCTTCCCTCGCAGTTGAGCGCGAACGGCGATGCTCCCCCCGAAGCGAAGCAAATCTGGCAGACCATCAAACAGGCGCAGAAGGACAAGCAGGCCGAAGAGGACAAGAAGGAAGATGAGCGCATACAGGCTCAGTCACGTTCAATTGCCGCTGGCTTTGAGCGGATGGGGATGAGCCAGCAATTTCAAGAGAACATGGCTCAGTATCGTTCCGACCTGCAAACCTATCGCACGCTGAACACGCAGGCGGACCAATCCGAAGAGACGGTCGCGGCGCTCAAGAATCAGTACGCGCAGCCAGGCAACAAATCTGCGGCTGACAACGAACTCCAGAACTTCTACACGACGGTCGTGCAAAAGGGCGGACGCAAAACCGCTGCCGAGTTGAACCTGACGCTCAAGATCGGCAGTTTTGGCATGAACATTCAGCAGATGGCCGACAAAGCCGCGAGTGGTGAACTTCCCGATCCGCTCAGGAAGATGCTTCTCGATGGCATGGAAGCAGTCTCCAAAGAGCAGCGCACGATGGCGGATCAGACCAAGCCTGAGTTGCCGGAGATCGCGGCTCCCGAAGGTCCGACGACGAAGAAGAATCGTGACGCGCAAAAGAAAACTAAAGACCCGCTCGGGGTGCTCTGATGGCTAACCAGATGACCCTTGAGCAATTCGGCCAGAAGGTCAAAGCCAAGTATCCGCAGTACGCCAGTTTCTCCGACACCGACATCGCCAACAAGGTGATTGCGAAGTATCCGCAGTACAAGTCTGCGATTGCCTTGCCAAGCGTCCAAGGCACGCCGGTTCCCGAAGAGGGCTTGCGCGACAAGTTGACGGAGATCCAGCCGCACCGCTTTGAGGAACGGGCGGAGGAGTTTGTCAAGAACCCATCTGCGGGTGCTTTCGTCAAAGATGTTGCCGCGGAGTACGGCACGGCGCTATCGAACATCGGCGGCGGGCTTCTGTCGATTCCCCTGCACCCTCTTGCCACGGCGGAAAGCGCGTTTCGCATGAGCCCTGCCGGACTGCTTCACGACGCTTTGAGCGGCAAAACGAGCATCTATGACGAGATGTGGCAGGCATTCAAGGCGCAACCGCTGGAGACGGCAGAGCAAATGACCGGACAGGCGGCGTTCACAGGAGCGGCAAGTGAAGTCGTCGGGCCTGTGACAAAGGGCTTGATGGACACGGCGAAGAAAGCGGGCGGCAGGATCGCGGAAACAGCGACCGGGACGGGACCGAAGACGACGGCGGAATTGGTCAAGAAAGTTCAAGCCGGAAACGAAGCGGCTGATGCGTACAGCAGTGTTCGAGCGCGAATCGAGACGGCACGCCAGAAGGCGTTGGAAGTCGGCAATCAGAAGTACGCTGCGGTGAATCCTACGCTCAACCCCATCGAGGCAGACCCGGAGTTCATGGAAGGCGCTCTGGCTGATGCTGCGGGAAGTCTCAGGGGAAGTCACACCGAACCGACCCTGCTGAAAAATATGGAAGCGAAACTTCAGCGAGGGGATGCGTTTACCTACGAAGACCTGCAAGGCGACTACTCCCGGCTCGGCAAGGAACTGTCCAAAGGAACGCTGCCCGGTGACGAGTTCCACGCCTATGACGAGTTGCACGAGGCGATGGGAAAAGAGATGGGCCGGATCGCCGCGAGGGAAGATGCGGCAGCGGTAGAAAAAGGGGAGCCGAACCCGAACTACGAAGCCAAACTGACGGATGCGCGGAACTACTGGCGGCGCATGAAACAGACCTTCGGCAAGCCGCTGGGACAGACCGATGCCGCTACCGGCGTTCTGCGCTCTGCGGCTCCCGATGTTGCAGAGCAGGATACGCTGTCGAACCGCGTACGATTGCTTGGCTCTTTTGATGCTGAGATTCCAGCGGAGTTTAAGCGGTTGAGCGAAGCGCAGGAGGCTTCAAAGGGGGCACCCAAACCTGCGCCAGGGGAGACAGGAAAAGTCAATGAGCGCGATATTCGCGCCGCAAAAGCAGCGCCCATCAAAAAAGCCGCTGGTCTAATTCGCAGCGTCGGATACCGGATGGGTCTGATCTGGCCTGTCCTTGATGTGATCCGAGACGTTGTGAGAGGGGAATTGCCGAGTCTAGGAGGTACTGTTGGCGGAGGCTTGGCAATCGCCGGAGGAAGTCACGCGATTGCGAGCCTAGTGGAGCGTCCAGCGGTTATCAAATTCTTGACTCGTGTAACGGCACAGGATATTGCCGAGATTCCCCAGGACCTCATCGGTGACCTCAAGCCGATTGTGCAAGCGGCTGATAAGCAAGGTGTCAAGGTCAATCCCGCGCTTGCCGCTCTGGTGGGGGTGACACTCACTCCGCGCGGTCCCAAAACGCGCCAACTTGAGCAGGACCGCGATGAATGGTACGCCACGCATCCTCGCTGACGACGACCACTGCCGCCGAGCCGCCTACTACTTCGAGCGGTGGCAGGTTCCCGCGCTCACGCCCAGCGAAGCCCTGTACAGCGCCGTCGAAGCTGGCCTGACAGATAGCACAGGGAAAGACCCCGGCGATGCGGCCTCCGATGCTTTGATGGAAATTGCTACCAGCCGGGGCATCGACTCGAACCAAGAGGATTTGTTGGGGCAGGCCGAACATCTGGCCGGGATAGCTTCGTTTGTGGTCTATTTGCTGCGCACTGGAGGCCCGTGGAAGCGCTCGGAGCCGATTAAGGTAGGAAACCATGTCTGGAGCCCATCAGCCTTCCTAGACCCCTCTGAGAGCCATCTACGGAGGGTTGTTCTGTGTTCCACGTGGAACATTTACCGCCAACTCGAAGCCGAGCATGACTGGAGGACTCTGGAATCAGCAATTTATGGCGTTCCGATGGACCTCGTGGTAGTGGTTTTGGGGCAGGAACGGAATGGGCGGCGGCATGGCCCGCTCGTAAAGGGCTGGACTCACCCGGTATCAAAGCAGTTAAGGTTCCGCAAGCGGGATGGGACAGGCTTTGACGGTGCGTGGGAGCCGGTGTTTCAGCACGAATCGCGGTTCACAAGGGAACAATGGCTGGATCAACTCGTGGAAGACGGCTTACTGCCGGAAGTGGTGCTGATCCACCACGTCGATGTGCCGGAAAACTTTAATGCAATATTGCATCTCGCGGAATCTAAGCTGAGCCGCATTGCCGGGACGACGGAGCCCCCGGAGCCGCAATTCAGCCAATGCTTCCAGAGGACGAATCCCTGCCCGTTTAGATCGTGCTGTCCGCGTGGTCTGGAGCCGAGTGCGGAGTTGGGGTTCGCCCCGACTACATCATCCCGCGCATCTCTCGCTTAAGATCGTCCGCCGATGCCATAGCGTAAATTTGCCGGGGCTGAGCCGGTTCCGATGACACTCCGGCCAGCGAACTCGGCATCTGGAGCACGGGGGAACTTTGGGTGACGGATATGACAGGTGTCCGATTCTCTAGTTGCGCGATCAGTCCAAGGAGATACTGAGCATCCTGTTCTGCGGCTTTCACGTTGGCTTCGGCAGCCTGAAACGTGCTCTGAGCAAGCAAGTAGCCCGCATGAGCCTCGGAGAGCCGTGCGCGGGCTGCGCTGCGTTGTGAGACAAGTTCGACAACCTGCTCCTGAAGTTTGAGAACGGCCGGCGAAGGAGGGATAGGAACTGGGACGGGAGCGACTGTCGCAACGTCAGGTATAGGAGTGGCTTTCTTCGCTGCCCAACGTGCTTTTGAAGCGGCGGAGAGGGCTTTACGACCGGCTGCGCTCATCTTGTGCTTCTTGGTTTGTGATTTCTTCGGGGTTTGCGCGGGTGGCTCTGAGGTGATGACATTCGTATCCATAGCGCGAATTATACCGCTGATTCCTCAAAGTAGTAGAGAAAATTTCAGTTCGGGTGTAGGCTAAATTCGTAATCTCCTGTTGGACTTGCCCCACCCGCGAACGGCCTCGATATGAGGCTCTTGATGCTGAAACGGATTTTGTCGCTTTTGCTTTTGGCGGGTTCCTTCGCGGCGCACGCTCAAACCGCCGTTCTTCCTATCTATGTTTGCACTCAGGCGGGCGTTCAAGCCAAGACTTCCGGGTTGGTCTCGACGAATTATCTGCAAGGCGTGATCCCCTCTTGTCTCGTCACCGTCTATTTGACGGGCACCACCACCCTCGCCACTACGACCCCGCAGAGCCCTTTCATCGCGAACACGAACGGCTCCATTCCACCCATCTATGCGGCCATCAATCAGGGCTACGACGTGGTGTTGAGTGGGGGAATTGCTCCAAATACCTATCCATCTCCGGTGACGTTCACGGGGCTGTATCCGGTCGGCAGTGGTGGCGGAGGGTGTCCTCTCGGAACCTGCGTCGACGGCCAGGACATCACGCCGTTCACATTGACACTCTCCGGTTACGACCTTTCCGAATCCAGTACTACAATCGGTACAGAAACAACTCCATACACGAGCAGCGATGGCACAGCGGGAATTCAGTCCCTCATTGATCGAGCAGCTACAACTCACGGCGGCACGGTAACGCTAGCGCCGTCTGCCTATTCTGTCTCAACCGCTCCTCGCATCTCAACGCCAGGGATCACGCTTGATGGTACGTTCGCTTATGGCACGGATGGCGGTTGCGGCGGTGGGTGCCAAACGGGAGTCACTGGAACTAAAATCACCGTCACGAGCACAAACGGCCCTGGGTTGGCTGTTGGGAATCCAGCGCCCTCTCCCCCTTCACGGCTTGGCGGGGTCTACGTTCACGATCTTTATTTCACCGGATCGAATAACTGGACCGGCTCACAGGTTGGATTAACGGTCGATTACGACACCGACCAGACGCACTTTCACAATCTCAATTTTGATTCCCTTTCTGTTGGGATGCAGCTTACAGGCGGGATGGATTCGCCATCAATTACCAACTGCTCGATGCAGGCAGTAGCGATGGGAATCCAGATCGGGACAGGAACAAGCCTGACTCGGCTTGCTAAGATCGATGGGTGCGTTCTCGGCCAGGATGCTTATTACGGAATCTTTGTTGGGCAGAACTCCATCGGGGCAATTCTGACCAACATCGTTACCGGATCGGACGGGGCCGCAACCTATATTTCCGTGCCTGGATCGGGCAACACTATTGCCATCGCGGGGCAGCAAACCGCTCTATACGATTCAACCGTTGGCAACGCGGGTTACATTTTGACGGCGAATGAAGTATCGGATGGCGTGGGAATTCTGAATCCAGCAACAAACACTGTCGTGAACAACACAACGTTCTATCAGAACGTGATGGGTGCCGACATTCACGTAAGCGGCGGCTCCGATGCGGTTCTGGGACCAAATAACTTCACTTACCATGGTGACTTGAACTACTTGATTACCGGCGGCGGAGCAACGGTGTTGAGGGTGCCGCAAATATATCAGACGGTGTGCAACCTGATTTCAAACACCTACATCGACGCGCCGAATGGATACACCGCATCGTGCCCCGTGCCGGCAGTCGATGGCGTTTCCGGCGTCTGGTCAGCCACCGCAACAACGATCACGAATGCCACGGCAGATGGATCGCTGGTGGCACTTGCAGTGCCTTCCACTGCGAACACGGCGCATTCGGTCATAAGTTCCAGCACCGCACAGGGGCTTCCGATCCCCGCTAACACCGTGTTGCCAAGCGGCTATTACGATTTAACCGCCAATGTGAAGGCGGCGGGATACAACTTCGCAGCCCTTAAATTGACAACAGCCAGTGGAACCCTCTGGGGCTTCGCTAACCTCACAACCTGTGCTGCAGGCACGGTAGACGCCGGGCTGACGTTCACTGCCGCTTCTGTAGCGGTGGAATCAGGAGTGACCGGATTCTGCGCCCTCAACGCTACAACCACGGGAACGATCACGTCGGTGGAGATTGCCCCGGCAACAGCCGACAACGTTCGCAGCTTCGCGGGCAATGGAACTTCTGGCATTGAAGTCGGTTCGGTCTACATTCCGGAAAATGCCCCGCGAGGAACAGGCTCCCCGGTATTTGCGCTCAGCCCTGCGTTTGATGGAGTCCCAACCATCGGCTATGGCACATCGATGTTGAAACTTGGAGACTTCAGTCCCGGCGCACACTCGTATTCGTCTTTCAGAACCGATACGGCTGGTGGCCTAGACATTTCTGCGGGATCAGCAGGCGGTATGAGTATCGGCTTCGATAACCCGACGCTTGTGACCCTCTACGGGGCGGGCGATGTGATCGGGGCGACGTTCGATCCGGCAACAAATCAGTGGAACGATCCCTCTGGATTTTGCATTGGTACGAATTGCATCACATCATGGTCGAGCGGCAATATCACCGGCATCGACGCGGGCGGAACCCCGGTAACTCCAACAGTCGGCGTGGTCAACTTCACCGGCACGTCGCCTATCGTTGCTACTCCGACAGGAAACACGATTGACTTCTCTTGCCCGACCTGCGGAGTCTCAGGCGGCGGCACGACCGTGACGGTGAACGGCGGCTC